TATTAGATGCTGAGACAAACCTGGCAAATCTTTATAAGAACTCTACATCAAATTTAAATAGAGTAAATACGCAAAAACAAGGAATTCAAGAAGAAATAAACAAACAAAGTCTTAAAATACAAGAAATAGATAAACAAATTGCAGAACTAAATTCTCAAGCTTCTAATGCGCCGAATGCTTTACTTTCCATAGAACAGGCAAGATCATTGGATGCAAGAGTAGGCCGATATGATGAAACTTCTGGTAAAGTTTATAATACACAAGAAGAATTAATAGGTAACTGGACAGGATATACTTTTTATTTACCCGGTTACGCATTACAACCTGGACCTTCTATACCAGACAGAAAAAAATTAATACCAATAGATTCGAAAGGTAGAATAAGTGAAGAATCTTATTTACAATCAACAAATCTTAATGGTTCAAAATCTGGTCAACTGAGTACAATTATAGATCCTTCGGATAGTGTAGCTATAGAAAAATCAAATAATGATAAAACTTGGAATTGTGATATTTCCTATGAAACTAGATTAAAAATTCTCACAAAAAGACAAGAAGTTATAACAGCAGTTAAATGGTTGAGAGATAAGATACTTGCTCTTTTTGCAATTGATGGAAATTCTGCCACAGCTCAGTGGATTAAACAAACGGTTAAACTTTTAACGGCTACACTCAAAAGTATTCAGAAATTTTTAAAAGTAATAAATGAAATAGTACTAGAGATTGCAAAAATTACCGCACAGATAAGACAACTAATAAACTGGATATTAAGTTTACCCGCAAGATTATTGGTTCTGTTGCAAGACTGTTTAACTCATTTTTTTAATTCATTGACTGATGCTTTTTCCGAATCAATATCTTTAAGTGGTGCCGGTGGTGAAAATGTATCTTTTTCTGAAGTAACAGAATTAATATCTGAAACACAAAAAACATTCCAAACAGCAAAAGAAACAGTAGAAATTACAACAATAGTATATACAGAAATTAAAGCGATAGAAGCAACATTTGAAAAGGTATAATGATGGCAGATACAGAAGTTAAAAAACCCGAAGGTGATAGTACTTGGTATGAACCCGATTCTCAAGCAAATAATTCAGTTTATCCTCATGTAAAAGGATTTTATTCCGATTCTGGTCATTTTGTGGAAATGGATGACACACCACAATATGAAAGAATGAGAATACAACATAGAATAGGAAATTATACTGAGATACAATCCGATGGAACAGAAATTCATAAAATTATTGGTGATAATTATGAAATAGTTGTTAAGAACAATCATGTTTTGATAAAAGGTTATTGCTCTGTGACTATAGAAGGTGATTCTAAATTAAATGTTAAGGGAGATGTTTATCAAAACATTGAAGGTAATGTTTATCAAAACATTGAAGGTCAGATGGACGCTGTTGTCACCGGTGAGGTAAATTTAACTTCAGAAACCGATGTAAACATAACTGCTGGAGGAATAGAAGGACAAATTAATTTAAATGCTCCTTTTTCTGTTCATGTCGAAGGTGATTTAACTGTAAACGGAGGAATATCTTCCACAGGACCTATTGCTTGTTCTGAAAACATAATAGCGAGTAAAAAAGTTTTTGGTGCTTTAGGATTGGTAACTCCCACAGGAGTTTTAGTTGGCCTTCCAGATGCTGGTGCTGTTGCACCAGGAATTTATTCTGCTGGTCCCATTTCATCATTATCCTCAGTTACGGCGCCAGTATTGAATGATATTATTGGACCAATACAGATATTCAGACATGCGTATACATATCATTTTCATCCAGGAGATTCTGGAGGAGTTACTGGAATTCCTAGCATAGGAGCTTTATAATGGCAAATGTTTTAGATAGATTAACAACTACTTTCGATTCATCTAAATTTGGTGATGATATTAATTTGAGTGACAGAGCTAAAGCTTTTTTAAACACAAGTCCTATAAAAATAAGTTCATGGGCGGCTAGTGATTTGGCCAATGGTGCGGTGACACGTTCTGATTATTTTCAAAATCCTGTTGCATCTTATGTTTCTAGTATATCTTCTAATTTAAATTCAATTATAACATTATGTACTACTAGTCCAGATACAAACTATCCTAGTTCTAATGCTGCGATAAAAAATTTAGCTAATTCATCAAATAATTTAGTAACTCAATTAAATTTATTTTTACAACATACAAATAGAATATCTGGTGTTTCAGAGAGTTATTTTGATTCATCTACAGGAGTTATAAAACCAAATTATCAAGATTGTGTCGGATCTGGAGGAATGATATTAACTATATTGGGAACAACAGATAATGTTAGAAATTCTACTCCTATTTTAAACCAGTTTACTAGTTTGTATATTGAAGAAGAATTGGCGGCTAATAATTGGAGTATAGGAAATACTAAAAACTCACTACAAACCGTGCCTTCTTCACTGACAACATCTCAAGTAAATGCAATGAATGTAATAATAAACACCGCAAATACATTACTTTACACCAGAAGAACCGAAGATGAGAATTATTTTTACGCTTCCCAACAAATTTTAAAAGATTTTCAGATACTAAACGGAATGCAAAACTCGGGAAGTACTGAAAAAAATCTAATTACCAATAAAATAGGAACCGCAAAACTCAAAACCTCTTTAGGAGTTGAATAAATAATAGATGGCCACAATTACTACCAATGTTGCGAGAACTTATAAGGACTTAGACCTCCTTTTCAATGTTCACCCAATAAAAAAAGACGTTAATAAACACACAGCAGAAATGGCTGTGATTAATTCTGTAAAAAACTTGATTTTAACAAATCATTATGAACGTCCTTTTCAACCAGAAATAGGATCTAATGTCTCAAAACTTTTATTCGAACAACTAGATTTTGTGACTGCCGCAGCATTGGAAAGAGAAATTTCTCAGACAATACGAAATTTTGAACCAAGAGCCTCTGTTTATAGAATACGTGCTTTACCAGATTATGACAACAATGGTTTTACGATAGATATGGAATTTACCATTATAAACAGAACTGAACCAATAACAATAACATTTTTTCTAGATCGAGTAAGATAAATGACAGATCGTTTAAGAGTAACAGAACTTGATTTTGATCAAATCAAAACAAATTTAAAAAGTTTTTTAAAAAGTCAAAATGAATTTACCGACTATGATTTTGACGGTTCTGGATTAAGTGTACTTTTAGATATACTGGCTTATAATACACATTATAACGCTTATTATCTAAACATGATTGCAAATGAATCCTTCTTAGATACGGCTCTTTTAAGAAACTCGGTTATTTCTCATGCCAAAAAATTTGGATATGTTCCAAGATCAGCAACAGCTGCAAGAGCTACAATTAACTTTACTATCAATAGTTTAAACTCTACACCAGGTAGTTTAACTTTACCAAGAGGATATATTTTCTTATCTTCATTGATTGATAATAAAGTATATAATTTTGTTACATTAGAAGATACTACCGTAACAAAAACTGGGACAAATTTCGTATTCAATAATTTAAAAATATACGAAGGATCTTTGAATAGATATTCTTTCAACCATTCTGAAGCTTCAAATCCAAAGCAAATATTTTCTATACCAGATTCGAATATTGATACATCAACATTAAAAGTTACTGTACAACAATCTTCATCTAATACAGATTCGGTTGTTTATAGTTTAGCCACAGATGTAATAAATCTTACTGCTAACTCTACTGTTTATTTTTTACAAGAGGGACTAAACAATCAATATCAGATTTATTTTGGTGATGATGTAATCGGTAAAAAAATACCTGACGCTGGTGTAGTAAATGTAACCTATCTTTCTACGAACGGATCTGTTGCTAATAAAGCCAATACTTTTGTTGCCACGACACCAGTCTCATCTTTTACTACTTTTAGTGTGACCCCAGTTGCCGCTTCTTCTGGCGGCGCAGCAAAGGAATCTGTCGATCAAATTAAGTTTGCAGCTCCATTACAGTTTACCTCTCAAAATAGAGCTGTAACAAAAAATGATTATATTAAACTAATTCAACAAAAATATCCACAGTTTGATGCGGTTAATGTTTGGGGTGGAGAAGAAAATATTCCTCCCGTTTATGGTAAAATTTTTATTTCTGCTAAACCTAAATTGGGATTTGAAGTTTCTGATACCGAAAAAAATTATTTTATAAATGAGATAGTTAAACCCATAAGTGTTTTAACAGTTACTCCAGAATTTGTTGATGTTGATTATAATTACATTAAGTTAATTTCTACCGTTTATTATGACCCAACGAAAACTGATTTAAATACATCAACTCTACAATCAAAAGTTACAAATGCGATAACTTCATTTTCAAATTTAAATTTAAATAAATTTAATTCAATTTTTAGTTCATCAAAATTAAGAACTAATGTTGATAATTCTGATATTTCTGTACAATCAAACGAATTGGAAATATTTTTGTCTAAGAGATTTAGACCTGTTTTAACACAAACTAATACTTATACTTTAGATTTTGGTGTTGAATTGTCTAGAGGCACAACACTCGATAATTTTTATTCTTCACCAAATTTTAATATACTTGACGAAAATTTAATAGAAAGATCCTGCTTTATTGAAGAAGTTCCATCTTCATTTACAGGAGTCGAATCGATATCAGTTATAACACCAGGTTCAGGATATACGTCAACACCAACCATAGAAATTATTGGAGATGGTCGAGGAGCCAAAGCGGCCGCCATTATCGTAAACGGAAAACTAAGTTCAGTAAAAGTTATAAATCCTGGTATTGGTTATACAACAGCTGCAATAAGAATTATTGGTGGTGGAGGAACAAATGCTACTGCTGAGTCTATTTTAGAAAATAGGTTTGGTAAAATTAGAATCGCCTATTTTAAACCAGATGAGCTTACAAGTAGAAGTACAAAGGTTATTTTAAATGCCGAAAAAAATGAAGGTATTACTGGTGTTATAGATTACGTTTTAGGCACTATAACAATAGAAAATTTTGCTCCACTTTCTGTAGATAATGATTTTGATGAACTTTCTATAAATGTTAGACCAAAATCTACAGTTTTACAATCAATTAAAAATAAAATGTTAGCTTTCGATCAAACGGATCCAACCAGTGTTGTTGTTGAACTAAAAATCATAAAATAAAAAAATGTCAGAATTAATTGTTTCCAATTTAGTTTCAAGTCAACTACCTGATTTTATTAGGTCTGATAACCCCAAGTTTGTCATTTTTTTAGAAAAATACTATAAATGGTTAGAAAGTAGTAATAATGCATTATACGAAGTCAAAACTTTAGAACAGTCTAAAGATTTAGATTTGGTCGATGATTACTATTTAAATGAAATAGCAAAAGAAGTTTTACCATATTTTCCAAAAGAAATTCTTTTAGATAAAAGAACTTTTATAAAAAATGTAGGAGAATTTTATAGGTCAAAAGGAACACCAGAATCAGTAAAGTTTTTATTTAGAATATTATATAATGAAGATATTGAAATTTATTTTCCAAAAGAACAAATATTAAAAGTTTCTGACGGAAAATGGGTATTACCTTTATCGTTAAGAGTTGAGACTGGTGATACCAATATTTTTGATATTGAAAAATGTAAAATTACCGGAACAAATTCAAAAGCAACAGCTATCGTTGAAAAAGTTATAAAATCGGTTGACCGACAGTTAGGAATAGAATATGTAGAATTATACATTTCCAATATTAATAAATTATTTTTAACTGGAGAAAATGTAAGCACAACTATAGTAAGAACCAATGGAAATGAAGATTTTGTTACCGCAAAATTAATTGGTTCTTTATCTGAAATTAAAATTGATCCTAAAAATAGAGGATTATATTACAATGGATATGATACAGAATTAAGATATGAAGGAGATCCAGTTACAATTATAGGTGGATTGAATCCAAGTTCTGGTAACCCTATTGGTGCTATAGCTACAGTTGGAAATGTATTACAGGGTTCAGTTGACGATGTTGTTGTTACTAATGGAGGTTTTGGATTTAGGGATCCCGCATTATATCAAAATTCCTCAATTCTTGATTTTACTGGAGGATTTAAAGATATATTATTAGGTTCTGAAGCTAAGGCTAAAATATTACTGTTGGATGAAAAAGTATATAGAACAATAAACGTAAGTAATATAACAATAGAATCTTTCTATTCTTCAACTATTGACGGAATTGATAATGTAAATGACAATAAAACGATAAATGAATTGACTACGAAACAAACACTGAATGTTTTTCCCATATCTTTTATTACCGTAGAATCTTCTGGTGGAGGGTATAAAACTCAACCCGATTTGGACATTTATAGTTTGTATATGGAAGAACTTGATGATACATTAATTATAAATTCAACTACTGCCGTAAAGGGCACTAGAGTTTTGAGAGATGAGTCTCAAGATTTAACCAACTCTTTTGAAGTTGGAGAAACAGTAAAATTATTTTTAAGAAATAGATATGAAGAAATAAAAATTGTAGCCAACGTAAGTTCAAACACAATAACTTTTTTTGATGAATTTGAAAATAATATAAACAATCTTTCAGTATATAAATTAAATAGAAGGAAATTAACCGAAGTTGGATCTTTAGGTAGAATTCAAATAGTCAATGGTGGAAATGGTTATTCTGTTGGGGATTTTTTAGTTTTTAGTAGTACTGGTAGAGGATATGGAGCTAATGCGAATGTTAGTTCTGTACATGCCGGAAATAATGGAATTAAAACAATAACTTTCAATGAAACATCCGATTATATTAGAGGTGGTGAAAGTTATACTATGATTGACCTTCCAACCGTAACAGTTAATTCTCCCGGTGGAGGACAAAATGCAGTATTAAAAGTATCCGAAATATTAGGTGAAGGATTAAATAAAGAAATTTCTACAACTAGAATTGGTGCAATATCAAGTATAAGAGTTATAAGTTACGGTTATGATTATGTTTCTGCTCCAATTATTTCTTTGAGAAATGCTGACATATCATTAACTGATGTTACCGAAGGTCAAATTTATGTAGCGAATACATTTGTTTATCAAGGAGCATCGAATACAAATTATAGTTGGTCTGCTTATGTGGACAAATATTCAACATCAAATAATTCATTAAGAGTTTATAATTATACAGGAACTTTTGATTCTAGTCTATCTATAAAATCTGATGATAATTTAACCACAGGAAATGTTGTGACCTCGTTGTTCTACGGCGATGGTAAGGCTAAGGCAACAGCCAAATTTGAAAATGGATTGATTCGATATCCTGGAATTTACTTGAATACCGATGGTCAACCAAGTTCGGATCAAAAATTTCAAGATGATAAAAAATATCATAACTTCTCGTATATAATTAATACAGAAAATGATTATTATAAATTTAAGAAAACATTGCAAGAAACTGTACATCCATTAGGAACAAAAACTTTTGTAACTAAAATTGATACGAATTCAAAAAATGCTTCTGATCAAAATGTACAAATAATCTATTTAACGCAAGATTATCATTCAAATACATTTAATATAAGTAATATTTCTAATAGTATAGTGTCAACGTCAATAACTCCAAACGTGCAATCTGAAGTTTCTGTTGGCAATTTAATTATTTTAAAAAATTTAGAAAAAACCATAAATGGTACAGCAAATATTTCATCCAGCTCAAATGTAATAACTGGTAACGGAACTAATTTTATTCATGATGTGGTTGATGGCCAAACGCTCTATCTTTCCTCTGGAAATACAGTAGTCGTAAAAAGTATATTTAATGCAAATACTATTTTTGCTCAAACAGAATTTGGCATTTCTAGCACCGATTTGACAATTAGGGTGGTGTTTGATGAAACGAAAAATGTCTCTTTTGTGAATGCCAACACCATTTTAGTTGACACTAATCCAATAACAACAAACAACTTTGTTTCAATAATTGTACAAAAAGTGAGATAAATAAGTCTATGTCATCAATAATAACGAACACCTTTTCTACTTTACTCGCACAACAATTCATAAATTTATTGGATGTTGGTGCGAATACGTACTTGCCCTTAAATCGAAGGTCTTATCTTTTTGCGACTATTGGCAAACAAACGCCTTGGAATCAAGGTGACACTCCTCCTGTTTCTCCCGGACAATCCACCAGAGATTTGATTGAATATTACAATAGGGGTATTGTAGCGAAGGTAATTCAATTAGACAATGTTTCTTTCGTGGTTCCGAGGTATAATTGGCAATCCGGAACGGTGTATTCTAGATATGGTTGTACAGTTTGTCCTATTGGAACACCATTTTATGTTTTAAATTCTAAAAATCAAGTTTTCAAATGTTTAGATAATAATAATAGTATTGCATCTACGGATGAACCTGAATTATTTTTATCTGCGACTTCTTTAGAAGAACCATTTTTTATAACTTCTGACGGATATAAATGGAAGTATTTGTACACTATAAGTTCTGATCAAAAACAAAAATTTTTAAATCAAGATTGGATGCCGGTTGCTTATAATAGATTTGTTAGAGCAACTGCAATTAATAGAAGTATTGATATCGTTAGAATAGGAAATGCTGGAAACAATTATGTTGATGGTCCAACACAAAGTATAATTACTATTGTTGGTGATGGAACCGATGCCGTTTTAAAAGCAAATGTTGTTGGTGGAAATGTAGTAAATATCGTTATTCAAAATAGAGGAAAAGATTATACCACAGCTAACTTAATATTTACTGATGTTGCGGGTGGCATAGGAACTGGTGCTTCAGCTAATGTAGTTTTATCTCCGCAAAATGGACATGGTTATGATCCGGTTGAAGAACTTTATGCAAATACTGTAATGTTTAATGTCGATTTTGATGGTAGTGTTGGTGGAATTTTTCCATCAGAAAATGAATTTAGAGAAGTTTCCTTAGTATACAATCCTTATATTAATAATACTGAGACATTGGCTTCAGCTGATACATATACACTTTATAGTAAAGTTTTAGTGTCGCCTGGTGTTGGAGATTATAATAACGATGAAGTTATTATACAAGGTGACACTTTAGAAAATTCCACATTTAGTGCTGAAGTCATTTCATTTGATGAGGGTACTAATGTTATGTACCTTAATAATTTAAAAGGAACTTTTACACCCAATCAACCAGTAAAAGGATTGAGTAGTGGTTCAATACGAATAGGAATTAATGTAACAAACCCATCTTTAGAATTATATTCAGGAAAAATATTATTTGTTTCAAATAAAGTTCCTGTAACTAGAGATCCAGACCAAACAGATAGAATTAGATTTATTTTAAGTTTCTAAAAGAGGAATAAATGACTAAGCTTTTTAATTACGATCCATATAATGACGATTTTGATGAAGATAAAAATTTTATGCGAGTTCTTTTTCGCCCAGGATATTCCTTGCAGGCGAGAGAACTTACTCAATTACAAACAATCTTGTCCAATCAAATTGAAAAGTTTGGTAATCACATATTTAAAAATGGAAGTCCAATAACTGGAGGTAAAATTTCCCTAGATGATAGAGCTTATTATCTAATTCTAAAGGGTCAATATAGTGGTCAAGATATTGTTTTGGAAAACTTTTTGGACAAAACTATTGTTTCTTATAATTCATCTAAAGTAATTAGAGCCAAAGTTATAGCTATAGATAATTCAACAATTTTTCCTATTTTAATTGTAAAATATTTAAGTGGAGATTTTTTTGCAGAAGGCGATGAATTAAAAGTCTATGGACAAAATATTTTTGCTGAATTGGAAGATGCAAATGCTACAGGACGTTCTTATGTAGCTAGTATACAGGAAGGTGTTTATTACTTTAAAGGACAATTTGTAAAAGTTAGTCCTCAATTTTTAGTATTAGAAACATATTATAGATTAGGTTTAAACACAGAAACAATTAACAAACAACCTTCTTATAGAATAGGTATTGAATTTGATGAATTGGTTATTGATGAAATTGATGATGTTTCTTTATTAGACCCAGCACAAGGTTCGTTCAATTATCAAGCACCTGGTGCAACAAGGTTTAAAATTAATACCATATTGAGTAAGAGAACATTAGATTCTGCTGATGAATCTTCTTTTTTCGAAGTTATCCGAATTGTTGATGGGGTAAAAACAAAAGAAATTGATTATCCTATTTACAATGAAATTGATAAGACTTTAGCAAGAAGAACATTTGACGAATCTGGTAATTATACTGTTGATCCTTTTGTAATATCTCTAGAAGAAGAATACGTAGATACATCAAATAATAATTACGTTGATCCTAATTATTTTACAGCATCATTGGATCCAGGTAAAGCATATGTCGGCGGTTATGAGGTACAAACAATAGCTCCAACAAAATTACAAGTGTCTAGAGGAAGAGCCACAGCTAGTATTAATGACTATGATTTACCCACAAATTATTCGAGTTATGTCCATGTAGCAAACGTATATGGAACCTTAGTTATATCCAACTTTGAACTTTTGGATATACATTGTGCAAATCATGCCAGTGTTAGTGTTGCTTCTACGACAGAATATAATTCTTCAAAAATTGGTACAGTTCGTGCCAATATGATAAAATATAACAAATCTTCTAATCCCGATCTAGGCACAACCCATCAGTTTACAGTTAATCTTTTTGATGCAAATACTTCTTCAATAACAGGAAGTGTAGCTTCTTCTGGATCTACTAATACCGTTATAGTCTTACCTTCATCTTTTGCACAACTTCCAGCAAACAGTTATTTGGGAATGTTTTTTAGTATTAAAGATGGAGCAGGATTAAATTTAGCACCAGTTAGAATTAAAGAATCGAGTGGATCGTCAAAAACAATTACGTTATCTTCAGCTTTACCTTTTGTTCCTTCTTCAAACGCATTTTCAATTGATTCGGATTTTAAATTTGCAGAATCATTAATAAAAAGAAGTGGTTCAAAAATTTTTGGTGCTGATATAACAGATGATTCTAAAACTAACGATGATAATAAGTATGCTTTTATTACTGAACCTAACAGACAAGGATTAATTTTTGATGTTCCTTTTGACGCTATTAAGGAAGATACAATAACAAATTTTGATTTTTTTGCAAGAAAAGTCTATAGCGATAAGACATCAAGTGGTTCAGGAATTATTACTTTAGCACCGGAGGGCACTGACACCTTTGCATTTGCTGGTACTCCAGGAACTTTATCTGACAGCGTTATTTTAGATAATATAATTTGTTTTATTCGACCTGATACTTCTGGAGGAATTCCAAGTATAGCACCAAATACTGTTTTAAGTTTAGCTAATAATGAATATACCGTATCAGCTATAAGTAGCACTGAAATTAGAGTCAATTTTGATCCTACAAACACAGGACTTTTTGGTGGTATTAGAGCAGATTTTATAGTAACAACTAAAGTGAATAATGCGGAAAATGGATCAACTGGAGCTATACGATCAAAAGTTTTATACCCATTATCTGTAAGTAAACATGAAAAAGTAGCTTATATGATTGATACTACAACGGGTTTAACTTCACTTAATACTGGAACAACTACTGCTTTTTCTGGAGGATATGTTTTTCCAGAGTTGGGTGTAACTTATTTTGATAATGAAACGGGAGCGGGAGATGCCGGTACAGTTAAGAAATTAAAAACTCCAGGAGTTCCTGTTAGTTTACAAGTACCTGACGTATTAGAAATTGTAAAAATTATAGATTCGAGAACAATTACTGGTAACATTACAACAGCAATGTTGACTGATCCACTTTATGACGTAACTAATAGATATGAATTTGATAACGGACAAAGAAAAACTCATTATGATCACGCAACAATCAAATTAAAAAGAGGATTTAGTTCTCCTGTTGGCAGTTCAATTTATGTTATGTATAATTATTTGAGTCATGGATCAGCACCATCTCCTCAAAATGATGGATTATTTACTGTAGATTCTTATTTGAACGAAACTTCGGATATTACATATGCAACTATAAGTAAGTTTGTCGATAAATCTACTGGAAAAATTTTATCTGGAAGAGCTTCTTTTGATTTTAGACCAACTAGAGGTATTGCTCAAAATACTTTGTCTGGAGCGGTTTGTCCGGATCCTGATGAAATTGCAGAAGTTTCTTTTGAAAATTATTTAAGTAGGGTTGATAAAGTAGTTGTAAAACCATCAAAAGAGATGGCTATTATTGAGGGACAATCTGCTGTTAAACCTTTGATTCCTCCACATGATATAACTGATATGTTACTTTACACCCTGTATATACCCCCGTATACAGAAAATGTAAAAGATGTTCGTGTAGATTTCCAAAATAATCGTAGATTTACCATGAGGGACATTGGTGCGTTTGAAAATAGAATTAAAGGATTGGAATATTATGTCTCTTTAAATTCTTTAGAAAAAAATGCTAATGATTCTAAAATATTAGATGCTAATGGACTCGAAAGATCAAAATATGGAATTTTAGTTGACAATTTTACTTCAACTAGCGTTCAAGCTAATTATGGTGATGTAGGTTTTGATAATAGAAATAAAGTAGAAGATGGAGAATTAAAGCCAGCTTCTTTAATGAGTACGACTAAACTCCTATGGTCGGAAAGTACTTCTTCTGGTAGTTATAAGGTTGTGGGTACAAATACTCAAAAATCTTTGATTATGAATTATACTTCCACAAAATTTGCCGATCAACCATATGCAACTAAAACTATTCCTATTGCTAGTGCTCTTTATGGTAATTTTAATGGAACGTTAAAACTTTTCCCAGAGTTTACGAGTGACCATGATACTAGTGTTACAGCTAAAGTTACTTTAAACTCGGTTCAAGGATTAGAAGATGCCTTTAATTTCGTTGATGATAGATTAAATTACGTAGCTGAACAGAATCCAACTTGGCTAAGTGACAAAGATAGTCCTTTTGCAAAAGTTCCAGATTCTTCTTGGTTTGAAACAAAAACCACAGTTGAAAATAAGACAGTACAAATTAATAGAAATACAAATGGTAATTTACAAACCACTACTGATCAAGTTTATGTTAAAACAGGAGCAACATTAAGTGCAGATCAGATTGGTGTGTCAACATCAAAACAGGATTTAGGATCTTATATTACAGACACAGCAATAAATCCTTTCTTAAAACCTAGAGGTATAGTTTTTATAGGATCTTCTTTAAGACCTAAAACGAGATTTTATTCGTATTTTGATGGCACATTAGTTGATAACTACACTATCGTTCCATCAAAAGTTACTTTAACTCAGAATACTCCATTTAAATCTGGAGAAATGGTTTTAATTGCCAATACAAATGCTGAATTATCAACTCATATAGATAATTATGCTTTAGATACTGGAATATACCATTTAGGTGTTTGTGCCGTTTCTGAAGTGGGATCAGCTAATGTTTCTATAGTAAATGAAAGTAGTTTGTCATTGAGTGGAAAATATGTATATGGTCTAGATTCGAAAGAAACTAAAATTATTAGTTCAGTATTAGATCATCGTTGTGGAAATACAAAATCGGTAACATCCAGTACAATTACATTAGCTGCAGATGCTCCAAGTGTAGACATTACTGGCAACACAGTAAGTTTGGTTAGAATTCAAACTACTGACGCTGATGTAAATCCTGCAACTGGAATTGGTTCCACTTACACAATTACTGCTTATAATACTACTACTAAAGTAGCTACAGTATCAGGAACAATACCTTCCTCCGAAGTAGGAAAAACATTTTCTTATAGTATAGGAACGAATGTTTCAAATAAAGCTGGCCAAATTGGTGGAATATTTTATCCACCACAAGCCACTTTCTTAAGTGGAGAAAGAGTTTATAGATTAACGGAGTCTTTCAATAACTCTTATGATAAAGATGCAATTTCTTTTGCCGATAAAAATTTTGTATCATCAGGTATAACAACAACAAAAACTTCTTTAGTTGATACCGTATACAATATTGGAATAAGTAATCAAATTGTAGGAACTGTTACTTCACCATTGTTACAATCGACAACAGTTACAAGTACAATAACAAGCACTTGGAGAGTCGATCCATTAGCACAAACATTTTTTGTGGATGAACAAACTTACCCACATGGATTGTATTTGGAGAGTGTAAATTTATTCTTTAGTGCTAAGGATGATGAAAACCTTCCAGTCAGAGTGCAAATTAGACCTACAGTAAATGGTACACCTTCTTTTGATTATTGGTATCCTGAATCTGTAGTTGAAAAATATCCTAGTGAAATAATTGTCTCAAACACACCTAGTATTAATGATAGTGCTACCAAAAATGTTTTTACTTTTAGTTCACCAGTATTTTTAAAACCAGGATTATATGCTGTTGTTATATTAACTGATTCTCCAGATTATGTTGTTTGGACAGCAGAAAAGGGACAAACAACATTAACTAATCAAACTGTTTCTGTTAACCCTTATGTTGGCACTTTGTATAAATCACAAAATGCTATGGAATATGTTCCATATCTAAATGAAGATTTAATGTTTGAATTGAATCGTTGTGTTTTCAATACAAGTTCTGCAACATTTTTATTACAGAGTGAGAAACAAGATTCAAAAATTTATATTGATAGATTTAGATTGTTGGAGAAGTCTATTACAACACAATCTAGTTCTCCAATATCAATTTCTTACTCAGTTATTACTAAACCAGTAAATTCATCGAAAGAAACAATTTATAGAAATATAACACCGTCTACAATTTATAGTATGGGAGATGACACCTTCTATTCTATAGGTAATAGAAGAAAAGAGTTACTAGATAAAAATGATTTTACAGTAAGATTAGAAATTTCAACTTCAAACGATGCTGTGACTCCTTTAGTTTCTTTAGAGAGTTTATATGTAAATACTTGGGAAAACTTTATTGATAATGGTGAAATTAATCCTGAAGATTTTAATATTATTGTAGCTGGTGCAAAGTACTCAAATGCTAATGTGCTTACTGTTATTTCTTCCACAGGAGAAGGCGCAAATGTTGAAATAGTTGTAAATAATAGTACAGATGGAAATGTGGTTCGAATGAATGTCGCTTCATCTGGTATAGGATATGTTGATGACTTTTATATTTCATATCCACATACATCAAACAGTTCAACTGTAACAGCTAATGCCTCTATTGTATTAAATAGTGAATTTGATAGTTCTGGTGGACCATGTTTGGCGAGATATATTACTAAACCTATTATTTTGACAGACGGATTTGATGCTGGTGATTTGAGGGTATTCTTATCTGCCAATAAACCTGTTGGAACAGAAATTCATGTTTTCTATAAAATTTTATCTAGTTCTGATATTATAAGTTTTTCCGATAGACCTTATGGTAAATTTGAATGTTTGAATCCTAGTGTTAGTGGCGCAATAGATGAAACTGAATTTAGAGAATATGAATACCGACCTTCTCTAACAAGTGACGAATTGACTTACACTTCTGATGCTGGAGTTATTTACGACACATTCAAAACATTTGCAATAAAGATTGTTATGACTTCGCGTGATCCTTCGGTAATACCGAGGGTTAAAGATTTAAGAATAATTGCTTTGCCAGCAGGATAATATATGAAAGAAAATCTTTTAAAAGTAGAAGGCGATTTATTCGTAAAAGATAGGAAAAATGGTGCCATTTTGGCTGTAAATAAAAATATACTCATACAAAATGAAGCTAGAAAAAAAATGGGTAAAAAAATGAGCAGTAATGACACTGAGATAAATAACTTAAAATCTAAAATAGAAGAATTATCTAACGATATGACCGAAATCAAATCGTTGTTAAAAACTTTGATTCAAAAGAAGGATTAATAATTAGAGATGCCTACTTCACTAATACCAATTATTGCCAGAACTAACACTATCGATGAGTGGAGAATTCAAACTAATAAATCTGCTACAGATTTAAATGATCTTGGATTCTACACCTACGATAAAGCTCAAGGCACATTACTACTCTCGGGTACCTCCCTATTAAGTATAACAGCTGAAGGAACACCGTTACAAGTAGCTAACAATGTTTTATTTCAAAGTAGTTTGACTCTTGGTAATACTCTTTTCTTAGGCATTCAATCTTCAGCAACTGGTAATATTATTGCTGGTGGAACAATATCAGTTAGGGGTCCAGGACAATCTCTAAACGTGGCGAATAGTGTTTACGTGGGTAGAGACCTGCAAATTGTTCAAAATGTTTATACCAGTAATGTTATTGTAAATACTGACATAACCATAGCAAATAATTTAACTGTAACAACAGGAAAATTACGATTGAATGGATCTGGAAATGTATCCTATATTAATACAGGTTCTTCTTTTACTAAAACGCTATATTCCGATCAAGTATATTCAACAAATGTAAGCACTGCAAACCTATATGCTTTATATGCTAAAGTTGATGTTTTAGATGATTTGTCTTTTGCTAGAATTATTACTTTAGATAATACTACTACAAATTCTCATATATTAAAAACTAATGCCGCTACTTCAAATTTTTTAACAACTAAAAATTTAATAGCCAATGTAACAGCGAACATTGTAAATTTAGAATCGAATGTTGCTGTAATTAACGTAGCAACAATAATTGATGGTAATGTAGTATCTCTAGTTTCAAACAATTCTACAATAAACATTTCTACCGTAAATACTTCTACGATATTGACTGGTAATGTAGTTTCATTAGTTTCAAACAATTCTATTTTAAATAATTCCACTGTAAATACATCTACGGTGTTGGTTGGTAATGTAGTAACACTTACTTCAAATAGTTCTACTATAAATGTTGCTAGTATCAATTTAGCTTCGATTAATACTTTAACGACATGGAATATAACTTCCACAAATAGAATTACAGGAAATAGTATTGTAACAAATAATATCGTTTCTTCTACAATTAATACATCTATTTTAAATGTCACATCAAACTTATGGATGAGTACTGGTTCTTTAACAAGAATTTTTGCACCGAATGATCAGCACGAATCTTTGACTGTTGATGGTAAAACTACTTTAAGAACTGCATTAATTACTAGTAATTTAACTGTTGAAGGAACTTGGACAGCTCTAGGTGATATTGAGTATGAAGTTGGTGAAATAATTTTAAATAAGAGAACACCAACAAACGCTGAAGCGACATTTAGAAATGAAAGACCTATAGGTGATGATGCGTTAATTAGATGGAATGAAGCTGATGATAGATGGACTATTTCGAGAGGAAATACATATTCTTCCCTCTATGGAATTTTGGATGATAGTTTCTTAAGTTCATCAATAAACAGCACAAGTACTTCAAATGTTGCAACTTCTTTAGCTGTGAATACAGCCCATTTTGTTGCACAGACTTCGGGTATGTACGCTAACTCAGCATTTGCCGCACAGAATACAACAGGTAGTTATGCTAACTCAGCTTATGCTCAAGCAAATTTAGCATTTACCGCGGGAGGTGTTATAGCTGGAAGTTATGCCAATTCGGCTTATCATACAGCTAATAGTGGATCATCATATGCGAATTCAGCTTTCACCCATGCAAATTCATCATTCATTCAAGCCAACACACCATCGCATGTAGCAAATTCTGCAGCACTTTATGCAAATGGTGCGTTCTTAAGGGCAAATACACCAACACATGTTGCAAACTCCGCGTCACTTTATGCCAATGCGGCTTTCTCTAAAGCCAATACAGTTGCTACTGATTTAAATGACGTTGCTATTTCTACGGCTACAGCTGTACATACTTCAAGTTCTGCATCATTATATGCTAATGGAGCTTTCGCTAAAGCTAATAATTCTTCAGACGCTGTAGCTTTAGATAAAGCTACTTCTGGATCTGCATATGCTAACTCTGCATTTGCAGCAGCTAATAATGCTGTGCAGAAAGTTGCTCCTACACAGACGATTACTGGTGATCTTACTATAACCCGTAGATTAAATACTGCAAATCTTCAATTTGACGGAGATAGTGCTAGATATTTTGGTTCCAATTTTGTATTTAATTCGGATTTAAATCCAAATACATCTCCAGGTGAAAATGCTGCTATACAAGTTTATCGAGGAACTAATGCCTCTCCTGCTACATTCCAATGGAATGAAACATTAGATAAGTGGCAATTTGAAGATGGTGTAAATGGTTTACATAATTTGGAAGAATTTGCCAATAAAGCAAATAATATTACTGGTGGTGCAACTAATAAAATTCCATATCAAACAAACACTAGTGCAACACAATTCATTGATGCTCCTGCTGTTGCTAATCGTTTCTTAAAGTGGACAGGAACCGAGTTTACTTGGGCGGATGTTCCTGCTGCTGATTTAAATAATTTAAATGCTACCAATTTAACTTCTGGTACTGTGCCGAGTGGTAGACTAACCGGTACTTATAGTATAAACATCAATGGAACAGCATCATCAGCATGTACTGCAACTACTGCTAGTTCGGCAACTAGTGCTACAAATGCTACAAATGTTATTGATGGTGGAACTGTTCACACAAACACTATAAGATGTGATGATTTTGCAAATTTCTATTCGAACGTATTTTTTAGAAGTGGTGGAACAACAACGTCTAGAACTGACCCAAGTAATTTAGCTGCTTTAAAAGTTACTGGTGATGTTGCTGTTTCTAATGAAGTTTGGGCACTTCAGTTTCAAGGTGTCGCAGTGCGAGCCCTTTACGCTGACTTGGCTGAAAAATATTTGTCCGATAAAAAATATCCTACAGGTACCATAATGATGGTTGGTGGCAAAAAAGAAGTTACTGCAGCAAAAGACACCAAAAAACACGCTATCATCGGAATCGTATCGGAGAAACCAGCATACGTAATGAATAATGACTTGAAAAATGGTTTAATAGTTGGACTTAAAGGTCGATTACCTGTTAGAATAATTGGTACTTGTGAAAAGGGTGATTTAATTACTGTATCTGAAAAGTCTGGTGTAGGTATTTCTATAAAAGAAAATGTAATTTTACCATTTAGAATTATTGCTTTAGAAAATAAAGAAACTGAAGAAGAAGGTTTAATAGAAGTAGTTATTATGTAAATTATGATTGGAATTATTGGTTATGGAATGGTTGGACAAGCCGTTGAATACGGCTTTTCCAAAACCCAAGTTTTCGTTTGTGATCCGAAATATAATCACGTAACGGTCAAAGGCCTCTGTTTATTAAATCCAGAGGCAATATTCGTTTGTGTCCCCACACCAACAGACGATACTAATTATTCATTGGTTACTTCAGTATTGAATGAAATTTTCGAGATGAACTATCAGGGAATAGTTATAGTAAAGTCCACAATTTTGCCGCAATATCTTGAAAAATATGATATTGTGTATAACCCAGAATTTCTATCAAGATCAACCTCGAAAGAAGATTTTGTAAATCCACACTTATTAATACTTTCTGGTAAAAAATCTCAACAGGCTTTGGAACTTTATAAAAAACATTCTACCGTAGATACTGAAAATATTTTTGTAACAGATATTAATACAGCATCATTTATAAAATACACCATGAATTCCTTTTATGCAACTAAGGTAACTTTTATGAACTCTATGTATGAGGTTGCTAAAAAAATGGGTGTCGATTATAATGAAGCTATAACTGTTCTCTCTAAACATCCATGGATGGGATCCAATCATTTCAAAGTACCTGGTCCTGATGGTAAAAAAGGATTTGGTGGGCCTTGTTTACCAAAAGACACAGAGTGTTTAGTTAAAAATTATGATGTTGAAATACTTAAAAAAGTTTTGGAATTAAATCAAAAGTTTAGAAATGAATAAGTTTGTTGAACAGTTTTGTCAAACACTATATATTAGTACGTCTTTGGTTTAAATAAAAAGGAGAAAAAATGGTAGTAGATATAAACGTAACAAGTATCTGCAATTTAGCTTGCACATATTGTTCCGAAGGTTTTGAATGTGGACTATCTACCGAGTTTGAAGAAAATACTTCTTTGACATTAGATAATGTTGAAGAATTTATGGCTAAAATTTCTGATCCCAAAAAAGATGTTTATTTCTGGGGTGGTGAACCATTTGTTAATTGGGATTTTTGTAAAGGTGTCATAGAAAAATTTAAACATGATCCTGGTTTTTCTTTTTTCTTTTATACAAATGGAACGTATTTAAAGAGATATTTAAAAGATTTGGTTAGAATTCACAATGAGATTCCCGGTAGATTAAAGTTGCAGGTTTCATATGATGGAAAGCCTGTAAACGACATCGCCAGAGTGACTAAATCTGGTACTCCATCGTCAGCAATGGTCAAAGCAAACTATATTGCAGCTAAAGAAGCTGGATTGAATGTTTCACTGAAATCTGTACTAACGTCTGAAAATTTCCACTTAATCTATGAAGCCTTTTTGGATGTCATAGAAATGGATAAAAATTATTTTCCAACACCAGATTTATACAGCCAATTGACAGAAGAAGAATTTATGCCTAAATTGGAAGTATTAAAGGATGGATTGAAGAAAATTGCTAAACATATTTACGAAAATAAATTACCTCCTGAGAAGTTTGGATGGTTCCAACAATCTAGAGCTCTATGTGCAGCAGGTATAAATTACGTAAGTGTTGATTTAAACGGCGATTTGAGTCCTTGCCATGGATGCATGTACAAAGAATCGCATTCACATAAATTAGGAAATATTTTTAAAGTTGCAGATTTGGATCAGTTGATTGAAGAAAAATCTCAAATGTATAAGGATGCGTTGAAGAATCAACCTTTAGATTGTATGAACTGTGACAGTCAATTCTGTATGAAATGTAATGCGGCAACTTATGAAAAATCAGAAAAAGAAACATATCTAGAAAAATGGAGTGATCATACAGCAAATTGGCAAGTCTGTAAAGTATTTAAGACAAACGAGATAGTACATCACGCATTAAGAACTGCACTAAAGAGTTATAAAAAGCCTGTAATTAAAATTCAGGCTGAACAGTGTACAGTATAAGGATAATAAATGTTTACATTAGAAGTAAGTGTTACTGAAAAGTGTAATCTAGGTTGTCCGTATTGTTATGTGGCAAACAGACCAACTTGGATGACGAAAGAAGTTTTTGATCAGGGTGATAAATGTAAAGGTATTAATATCATCACAAATTTAACGATGATTGATCAAGATAAAGCTAATTATTTGAGAAATAATGGTGTTGGCGTTTCTTGGTCTTTTGATGGTATGAGTTCTAATGAGAGTAGACCTTTACTTCCACTTTTGGAAAATACTAATCCAGAAACAGGCGAATTGTTTGATGGTATACTTTCGATGTATGAATATAAGAAAGATATCATAAAGAATTTGACAAACGGATGTAAGGTCATGATATGGCCAGGAAATACAAAAGACATGAAAGAGAATTTTGAATTTCTCTTAGATTGGGGTATAGATCATCCCGATTTTAGTATTGTTCGTGATGATGTTTGGACAGAAGATGATATAATACAGTTTAGATATGAATGTGAAAGACTTGCAGATTTTTGGATAGAAAAGATAAAATCTGGTAAACCATGTTCAGTAGGATTTTTAAAACTAGCTATTTTAGATATTCTCTATGGTTTAGTGAAAGGTAAAAGACCTTTTGGTTGTTTTGCTGGAACTAATGGTGGAGTATTGATGAGTTCTGGGGAATTCTACCCTTGCGCTAGGTTTGCATCCAAAAAAATTATGAAAATGGATGAACAGTATAATTTTAGGTACTATCAAGACATTTTTAATCCAAAAAATTATGATAAATGTGAACCGTGTGATTTGAAACAGGTGTGTAATGCCGGTTGTACATATTCTCAAATTATGAATGATAATAAACCATTAGATAGTATTTGTGAATTGTTCCACATATATTATGAACAAGCAATGCGAGTGGTAGATGAGTGTAAAGACGAAAGAGTTTTCCAAGATTTGGTTTTAAATTATATCGAAAATGTTGGTGTTGAAAATGAAGGTGTGGAGTGTAGGAACTAACATGAAAATTGTTTCTTGCACCAGTCAAGATAAAATTCTTAGAATTAACTGGCATATATTAAATTGGTGTAATTTAAAATGTTCCTACTGTAATGTAAAGGAACATTTGAGTTATGATTATAATGATAATACTCAAATTTCAAATAATTATAAATTGATTATAAGTAGATTAAAAACTATTTCTAAACCTTTTGAGATTTGTTTGACTGGTGGGGAACCAACATTACATCCCAATATCGAAGATATATTAAGTGGATTAAATGAAATTGAAAATTTAACTAAAATTTATTTTTTTACTAACTTAACTAGATCAGAAAATTTTTATAAAAATATAAAAAGTTTTTCGAAAGTTACATATTACGCATCCTTTCACCCCGAATATCACAAAGAAGATTTTTTAGATAAGTGTAAAAATCTAAACTGTGAGGTTCATATAAGTATGATGCCTGAATATAAAAATTACATTTTGAAAATTATTGATAAGTGTAAGTTGGAGGATATAAAATTTACATTAAATTTTTTAAGAGACACAAAATATTATTCAAGTAATTTAGAAGAAGATTTTTTCGTAGAAGCTTCTACTGCTGAATCTATGATTGATATGGATGTTTTATATGATAATGGCTTTCGAGAAAATACTACAAATTTAAGATTATTATACGATAAAAAAAATAATTTCAAAGGCTATAAATGTTTACCGGAATCTTTTCAAATAGAATTAAATAATGTAGTTAAAAATGTTTGCACTAACGAAATTATGCCATTATCTTTAAAAGATATTACGAAAAAGGTTATTTGTCCAAAAGAAGTTTGTGAAGGTGGACTTATGATGTATCCTAAGGAAATTTAATGAAGAAAAATTTTAAAAGTATTGTATCTATACCTATTAAAGTTGAGATGCAACCAGTTGAACATCAAAGCAATAAAGTTTTGACTGTTGATGATTTGTCGAAACAAATAGAAGAAGCTAAAAAGGGAAAAGCCAAAGTCGATAGTAAGTATGTAGGATTTGAACTGACTGAGAGAGGACATTTATTCGAATATAAATTTGATTATGTTAAATTTTTGGACAATATGTCATTCATAATCAAAACGGCAAAACAGCGTAAAGAAATGAATCCTAATAATGTCTATACAATGGATAAAACTAAAAGTGCTAGACGAAAAAAAGAAATATGAACGCCGAAACTTTCAAAAAAAAGTATCCTCAAATAAATTTTTATGTAGGACATGAAACGGATAAAACTGTAACTAAAGATTCGGGAGTAAATGTATTATATTTCACAAATAAATGTAATTTAGCTTGTACATATTGTTATGAAGATTTGCCTGGTCGCCCTCCACAAATTTTGTCTAAAGAAGATATTAAAAAAAGTATCGATAGAGTTATAGAAAGAGAAGATCCCAATAGTCAAACATTATTTGTTCTTTTTGGTGGAGAAGCTACTATGGAATGGGATAATGTTTGTTATGCCATGAATTATGCCTATACAAAAAAGAAAAATGTTCATTTTAATTTAAACACAAATGGCATAAGATACCTAAAACAAAGTTTTATAGAGGAAACAAAAAACAATTTTTTTTATAAAAAAAACTTGTTAAGTATAGACGTTAGTTTTGACGGTATAGGAAATTCGGATAGAGTCACACACGGCGGCAAGGATTCAACTAATTTAATGATCCAAGTTTTCAGAAATTTGAGAAAAAACGCAATGAAATTTAGGATAAGATACACCATACATCACAAAAACGTTCATAATTGCTATGAAGATATGTCCAATATTATTAGATATTTTAAACCAACCCGTCTTATAACATCCGTTGCGTGGGAAACTCTCAATAAAATTCAAATTGACTTGCTCCAAAACATGAAAGAAAGTCTCAGGAAAGATTGGATAAATAGGATAATTGATGTTCCAGTTTGTGAGTTATTTTGTGACATGTGTGATGGATGTGGTGAGAGAAAGGAAGTAAAAACTTATTTTACTGACGAGGGTAATGTAACCACATATGGTAATTATGAGAACTCCCCGAAATTTCATGATTTTAAAGAAAAGGTAATAATATGAGCACTGATAGAGAAATTGTAATTGAAAAGTTAACGAGTATTTCACAAAATATTAAAGAGATATCGGAATATGATGAAGGCCTCGCCAACTTAATTTGGATAGGTTTTGACACAGCTATGAGTTTAGCACAATCTATTTCTGAAAATAATGAGAAAAAGGAACAAATTGATATTTCTGTTTACATTCAACAAATTTGTGATGCTTTGGGTGTTGATATTGAACAAATGGTTTTATCAATTATTCAAAATAACAATACTCAAGAATCTAGTAATAAAGAGCCGGACTTGGAAACTTTAGACTTTATAACATCCGATCTTGATGACTATGAAAAGTTTTTAGCAAAAAGTTCAGCAAAAAATAATTTAGATTTTTTATCAAAGGAAATATAAGATGGCTTTAGGTAAAATGTTTGACACTACTCTTGGAGTAGGTACTAACACAACTCCTGCTGGTGAACATAAAAGGCTATCAATAACTATACAAGGAACTGTTGGTAGTAATGCAGTGAATTATGATCTTGCGAATGTTGTAGCTGGAGAGGATTTAATAACTAGATCGTTTTTTCAATCGCTGCTTGATAAAGCAAAAGAAGAAAATACGAGAAGGGGAGGCAGCGCCACTAAAGGTTCGTTATCAACAACAAACATTAGAGCTGCCGACTTTAATAATATCCGAGCACTTTTTGCTGTTGCCGATTCTAGGACAAATCAAGTTTATAATGATTGGTCTGGTGCAAATGCTAATTTGCCTAATGGTCCGACAGTAAATAGTCCCACAATAACAACCTTTCCTACTACTGCTGCACCAACTGGTGTTCCAGCAGCAGTTACCACAGATCCAGCAACTCAAATTAGAGCTACAATTCTGAATTCTCTCATTAATGCTTTGAATTCTGCTGGGCAAGTTTGCACCTGTAATTGTAATTATTGTACTTGTAATTGCAATTATTGTACATGTAACTGTAATTACGCATGTACCTGCAACTGTAATTACTCCTAATTAAAAATATTATGTTTTTTCAACTAAATCATTTAGAAGAAACCAATATGTCTTACATAAGACATTTTAATCATGGAATAAGATTGGGATCTTGGTTATTTTTGTGTTCCATCATTTTTTTAATTTATTGTCTTTTCTCTTTAAAATTTTTAGAAAACTTTGTGATAGCACGAATAAACACAATGTATCATGGATTAATGTTGCGATGGTTTGAAGATGAAACATTTAATCGTGGAAAACCAGAAAAAGATGTTTTAGAAGAAAAGAAATATAAAAAGCAGTATGTAAAATTGATCGAAGATGGAATGATAAATCCTTTCAATAAAGTTAAAATATTTAATGGACTGTTAATTGCATCCATTACTAGTATAACACATTCTTTTATACCACAAATATTTGTGCATCATGCTGCCACCAATGTAATAAGATTATATTTTAATTATAAAATAATGGAGAAATTAAATGAAAAATGATAGAGTTGAAATTGAAGGTATTGATGCGAATACTTATGCTGGAAAAGCAATTAATGCATGTAAGTTAAAAGCAAGAGGAATTTTTGGAGATGAACTTTTAACTTTTAAACTTTTGGATTTTGTAAGTTTTTTAATGTTAAATAATGAATTTACGTCAAAAGGTTATTTTATTAGTGAACATAATAGGGAAGAAATTTATATAAAAATTATAGAAACTGGTGATATACAATTAATAAATGATTTGGAAAAATATATTAATCTTAGAGATTCTATAAAAGAATTACAAAGAAAAAAAGATGAATTTTACGATATTATTGAAAAATTAAATAATTTATCAAACTTGAATGATGAAACGAGTGTTAATGAAATTGTAGAGTCTTATCTAAGGAGATAAATTTGATAACCTTAATAAATGGACCTAAAAGTATACATTTAAGATATATTGCTAGAAGTATTTTAGATTCTGAAAAGATATGGAATTTTGAAGATTATACTGTAAAATATAAAAATGATGGATTCATAATTTTCGATTCAGAAGGAACAAATATATATTGCAATAACTCGGAATTGGGTAATATAAACAATGATCTTTTAATAATGACCGAAGGTCAGAAAACTTATCTATTGGAAGAAATAGATAAGTTTAGTCACGACATTAATGAAAAAATTGTAGAACATCATTTCATAGATTCTTGGCCTACAACAAGTATAGATAATTTATTCAGTGAAGAATGTTTTTTGGAAAATTATGAATCTTTAGAATATGAAATGGAGTATCAAAAACTTTTAGATGACTTGAAGGATGATAGTATAACTAACATATGGACTGGAAGATTTTCTGCTTCTTGTATAAAAACCCTAAGGGAAAAGTTAGGAACAGAAAATGTAAGAGTTATAAACTTTTTCAGGAATCCTAGTGCTTGCATTTTTGGCAATCAATTAGATCCTGATTGTCAGTTAAAAAATGGATTAATTTCTATTTTAAATATGGTAATGGTTAAAAATTTACCAAATACCTTTAATATTAGATATGAAGATTTTTTAACCAATAAAAATTTTCATCTAAATGAAAATCAGATAGATTTTCCGGAAAAAATTGTAAATTATAATGGTATTATTAGTCTTTATGAAAAAGAAAACTATAGATTAGAATTAATAAATGAAAATTTGATGGATCAGTTAAATCAAAACTTTTTGGATTTTGACTTGATAAAAAATTTAAAAATTGGAATGAGACCAAATAATTATAAAGATTATGAAGGTTTTGAAAAATATATGACGTTATTAGAAAATAATTTAAATTTAGAAATTGCGAATAATATTCCAAAAAACTTTTTTGAATTTTTAGGTTATACTCCATTAACAGTGGAACAAATTATCACCGGTTAATTCTGTGTCTTTAGTAAATCTGAGAAACTATGATTTAGTTATAACTACTTCATTTGGTTTCAAATTTGGAATTTGTGGTCATTTATTTGAAATGATTGAATATTATTGGGCTATAAAAAATTGGACAAATCTAAATCCTTGTATACTATTGTCCGATGGTACTACAATAGACGAATTTAATATAGCTTTAAACACGAAATATGATAATCTAGTTGTTGAAAATTTAATATACCATCCTTTTCCAAAACTATTATTGTCAAAAAATTTATTGATAGTTGACGGATCTTCAAGACTTGATAATTCGGAAATATATACAGATAATTTTTTTCTATTCAGATGTCATGAAAAAAATTATGACTTTTATATAAACAATAAAGCGCAATGTCACTTATTTCAAGATTTTGAAATATATGATGATATTCCTAAAAAAATAAATGTTTTTGATTATAAGAAAAAATTATTATATTCAAAATTTAAAAAAATAAATGATGATGTAGAAAATTCTGTAATGTTTTATTTGACAGATGTTAGTAGATTTATGTCTGAAGAAACAATAACTGAAATTTCCAATAAATATTCTTTCAACAACACAGTAGTATTTACAAATAAACCAGAACTTTATACAAAAATAAAAACATATAAAGTTCCAGTCCCAGACATGTGGAATAAATTTTCTACATATGTTTATACTAAATTACCTGGCAAAAAAGATTGTTCCAATAGATTTATTTTAGAGTGTATGCACTATGATAAAGAAGTTGTTTATGATATAGATTATTATGATAAAGCTTTAGAAATTAGAAAAAAGGATGGAATAAAAAATACATCTTTAGAACAAGGTGATTTTTTTATCAATTATATCAATGAACAAATTAAGTGTTAAAAAAATACTGATAGATTATGATAGACCTATTAACAATAGAGCTAAATTAGATACTGGTAAACTCTGTAATTATAAATGTGAATTTTGTTACTATAAAAATAGTTTGTCTGAGAGAGATGAACTTGATAAAATCTACAAAAGAATAGATTATTTACTTGACTATGGCATAAAAGAAATCGATCTTAGTGGTGGTGAAAGTAGTGTAGAACCGAATTGGTTTAATATATTAAATTATTGCCAAAATAAATTTGATAGAATTAGTTGCCTTAGTCACGGAGGTAAATTTAGTGATAAAGAATTTATTCAAAAAAGTTTCGACTTAGGTTTAAGAGAGATACTCTTTAGTCTACATTGTACGGATGAAAGTGTTCATGATAAAATTGTAGGCAAAAAAGGAGCTTTTAAAAATTTAATTAAAGCTATTGAGAACTCCCACCGTTTAAATATTGAAGTTAGATTGAACACAACTGTATATCATGAAAACTACAATAAAATAGACACTTCTTTTATAAAATCTTTAAACCCCACCCAAGTTAATTTTATTGCTCTCAATTATTGGAGAGACAATAAAGATTTTTATCCTATTGATTACGGAACAATTTGTTCCTATGTTTCAAATTATATTGATGACCTTAAGGACTCAACCGAAGTTAATGCTAGATATTTTCCTTATTGTTTTATGCCATCAAAAGAAAAATATATAAAAAACCATTATCATCATATATATGACTTTAAAGATTGGAATAAAGCGGTTTATAGTGGAACATTAGACACTAAAAAAAATTATACGCACAATGAAAAAGTAGAACATTCTTTCTCTGAAGCGGAACGAATGAGAATTTATAGTTACTTTAAAACCGAAGAATGTACAAAGTGTAAATATTTTTATATATGTGATGGTATAGAAAATGAACTTAAAGATAAAGTTAGTCCAAATCCTGTTTTTGGAGAAAAGATAAGATTAATATGGTAAACATTGATTTATCTATTTTAATACTTACGCATAATAGGCCTAAACTTTTTGAAAGAAGTTTAAATTCAATTTTATCATATTTAACTCCAAAAATAGAAGTAATTGTAAATAATGATAGTTCTGATATAAAAGAAATTGAAAATACTAATGTAAATTATTATTATGAAAAATTTAATAATATATCAAGTGTATATGAATTTTTATTTCTTAAGTCTAAAGGAAAATATATTTATTTTTTGGAAGATGATGACTATTTGAGGAAGCAATTTTTCGAACAAAGTTTTGATGCTGATATTATAGCTGGAAATTATTGTCCTACCTATAAGCCAGATAATACTTTTGAAATAATAAATTTGTTTAAAGATGAAGTTATACACGATAAATGTGAATTTTTAAATAAATTAAACTTAGAACATTTACAATTAGGACAATTTATATTTAAAAGAAGTGTAATTGAAGATTTTTATTTTGGAATAGATAACAATATTCATAATGATATTAGACTGGTCTATCACGCTTCACAAAAGTCGAAGAAATTTAGAATGACCAATAAAGTATTTTACTACCAAACAAAAGATGGTAATGATAATATTTCTTTTCCTGGAACAAAAAAAAGTATAAACGTAACGGCATCTTTGGACTTTTTAAAAAATTATGAAATACAAAATACAACATCATAAAGATCAAGATCCGGATCATATTAATATTCATTGGGATAGTCTTACTATTTGTCAACTCAAGTGTTCTTATTGTTACGCTAGAAATGAGTATGGTAAAGAATGGGGTAAACTATCTAGTAAAAAAACAATTGATGCTGTATTGGATGCTTTAAATCGAAGTAGTTTGAATTTTAATTTGGGTTTGTTGGGTGGCGAACCAACTTTAGGTCCTTATTATTACCATATTTTAGACTCAATCAGTAAAATGGAGAAATTTAATTGGGTTTATGTTGTAACAAATGCTGAAAAGGATTTGACACTTCACCCACATTATGATAAACTGGCTTTCCTATTCAGTTACCACCCGGCCGATTGTACGGATGAAAATAGATTTCTCAATAATATACATCATATGCTGGGTAGAGGTTATAAATGTAAAGTGAATGTTATGCTTCACCATGATAAAAGTTTATGGCCAAAAATAAAAAATATGTTTGAAACTTTGGAAAAAATACCCAATTTAAAAATACATCCACACTTTTTATATGGTAATAGTATCACTAAATTGTTTAACTATAGAAAAGATTTTTGGGAATATTTTTCTTTTTTAGAGTCGTATGAAAAAGAATTAAAATATGATGATGATTTTTTTAATGATTATATTATATTTAGGGATAAATTAACCAATTTTAAAGGATGGAATTGTTACAACAATAATTATGAAATTGACGTTAGAGGTAACGTTGTTAAATTTTGTATGCCAAAAACTGATAATATTAATCTCATAAGCAATAGAGATTTTTTTAAAAATATAACCAAAACTGTTCCTATGGTTTGTCCACATAAAGCTTGCAATTGTGATGGTCTTTTAAAACAATTAAAAATTAAAAATGAGTAAGATTGTTGAATGGGAAATTACACTTAAATGTAATTATAAATGTGAGTATTGTACAAATTTGGATCCTAGTATGCGACCAGAATTGACTGAAGAAAAAATAAAAGATTTTATAAAAAAATTAGGTGAGACATATCCCGGTGTAGAAATATTTATTTTTGGAGGGGAACCATTTGTTCATCCAAAAATAAATTTTATAATAAAAACATTTAATGAATATAATATTCCATTTGTTATACAGACGAACTTCAGTAGTTATAGTAGAAAAACAATTCAAAAAATAAAAGATCCATTTAAAATTAATATAAGTGTTCATCCTACAGAAACGTCTATAGAAGATATAGTTCAGGGATTAAAAGATACTAAAGTTAATATTAAAACTATAGATGTGATGTACACCGGTAAAGAAGCTATAGATTATTATTTTGCAGTAAAAAAATCTTTAGACCACGACAATTTATTTTTAACTCCAGTAACAGACTTTGGTGATGGTCATAGTGATACTTTACTCGCACAATATCTTTCTTTAAAAAACAATTTAATGTATCGAAAAATAATTAAATTTGAAGATATTGAAAGACTAGGTAAACAACGAAGTGATCTTTGGATAGATTCTAATTTTAACACTTTTGGAAAACCTTGTTTATATAAAGATAAATACTTCCTCTACTCACCCAACTTAGATTTGTATAACTGTTGTTATAGAATCAAAGTCAACAAATTGTGCCCGAAAACAAAATGTTTTCTAATGTAATATGAGATATCTTTTAGCCGGAGCTTTTAGTAAGTTTGTTCCCTTAATAAAATTTTTAAGTCAAAACATAGTCGATTCTAAAGAGTTGGTGGTTTATGACGGCATTAATAAATGTAAATGGAATGGAGGTAGAATAAACAGGGATGTTTATTATAAAGATAATTTGATAGAATATTATTATAGTAAGAATATCAAGATTGCTTTAACATTTAGTAATCATAATATTGATTTGACTGACGAATTGGGAAATCATTTACTGGAGAAATTTCACAAAAAAGGAAATGCTTTAATTATTGTGAATGATGACTTGAGAAAATATGTTAGAGAAAAATTTCCATTATACGATTTAATTTACAGTATTACTGGAATGGGACTATTAAACATACCTTTACAAGATAAAGATATAGAATTTTATAAAAAATTGGAAGAAAATTATGATTGGATCGTTCCTAGGTTTGAACACATATTTGATCCTAGGTCTAACGAACTGGACAAAACAAAGTGGGAAGTAATGCTGAATGATACTTGTGTTTATGGATGTAAACATTGGGATGCACACTTCAAGGCAATTGCAGATGAAAATACCGCCGGTAGACCGTATAGTAAGGAAGTGGAAGAATGTTGGCTTCCTAAGTTTGATTTCAACAAAGATAGTAAATATGAATGTATGGATATAAAACCATTAGCGATGGAAAAATTAATAAAAGATGGAGTTAGGAGTTTTAAAATTACTGGTAGAGAAATGAAAGATGATGAATACTATGGAGAATTAATGAGATTCGTTTTAAATAGCAAATCTGTTAATATTGTAAAATGGCCAACTGGGAAAAAATAAAAGTAGTTAGAAAAAAAGAGGACATGCAAGTTGGGCAAATAAAGCCTAAATGTTCTTACAAGGTTTTACAATTAAACAACAGTTCAATAATGGAGTCTAAGTATGTCGTTACATTTAGAATTACTGAAGCGTGCGACCTCAAATGTAATTATTGTCACTGGCATAGTGGTAAACATTACAAATACGAAGATATTATAAAAACGATTGATAAGATATTTGAATTCTTACAAAAAAATAAATTAAAGTCTGTTCTGTTTTACTATCATGGTGGAGAACCAACAACACATCCTAAGATAGTTGATATTCTGAAGTATATTCATGATAAGGGAAAACAAACAAATATTATTGCGTCTAATGAGATGCAAACCAATTTGACTTTAAAAGAATCAAAGTTAAAAGAAATACTACCATATTGTGACCTTTTTAATGTAAGCTTTCATTACTTGGAATTAAAAAGATTAAAAAAATTTAATAATTTTAATCACAATTGGAATCTTTTAAAAGAAATGAATGTGGAGATTCATAATTTAGATATCATGTTGGAGAATGTGGAGAGAACTCATTTATTTTATAATGGAGAAATTATTGAAATATATCCAGATGAGTTCTATAGTAGTATTGTAGATTATCTGAAATATGATAAAATTGTTAATAGTGAAATGATATATGGATTTTGTCACTACAAATACCCTCCAGAAATCGAAGCTAAACATATGGAGTTTTATAAAAAATATAATAAAACAGAACAGAAATATCTTATAGATGATGTTGAGTATACCACGAATGATTTATTTAAATTCGGTATAGATGCTAGAGGTTGGCATTGTGCAGCCGGTAATGAAAGTATAACAATTAATGGTGATGGTAATGTTTTTAATTGTGGTATTCATATGACAAACTACATACGAGAAAGTTCTCCAGAAAAAGCATATACAAATTTAGTACATGATGAAATTGGGGTAACAAAATTAACTTTATTATATAAAACTGGCACAATATGCCGTTGGGATTATTGTGGCGGCGATTTTTACTTAAGTAGAAAACCCAAATGAGGATTGATAATTATGTCAGAAATAATTTCATTGTTTCCAATTAATGTTTTAGTTGAAAAAATAAATGTCGATTGGAATAAAGATAAAGTGATAGAACACATTGAGAACTATTTAAAAAAACAATGTAAAACTGGAGAAGTAGGAGAAGATTTACACAAACAAGAAGTATTCAGTCCAATAGTAAAATTTATGAATGATAGTGTAAACAACTATTGGAAATTATTAAATTATTCCAATCATTTTCCAATTGAAATGACAAGTATGTGGGCTAATAGACATGATAGACATCATGATAGACCACATGATTTGGATGTTGATGGACCTGCAATTATATCAGCTGTTTTTTATGTTCAAAAAGAAAGTTCTCAAATGGGAAATTTATATTTTGGAAATCCCATTGAATTAATTTGGCAAACACAACCACTATCCGAATCGAGGCGCCATGAAAATAGATATTTTGAATTTGATGGTAGAACTGGTGATTTAATTTTTTTCCCTAGTTGGTTACAACACGGCATAAGGCAAAATAAAACCGATATACCTAGATATTCTATAGCTGCAAACTTTGAATTGAGAGGTATTAAAATGATTAAACAATTGTCTAAGAAAAAATGAAAGTGTCTTTGACAGGTTGGAACGGTTTTCTTTCTAAAAAATTGAGAGAAAGAACAGAAATAAAATGGCAAGAAGATGTGAATGGTAGTGATATACTTTTTCTTATGGGCAGTCCTACGTTTACGGGTTCTACTTTGGATAAAAACGATTCTCAAGTTATGCACAATTATGTAAAAAATACAATTAATAAAATAGACTCCTATTCAAACCCTATTATTTTTGCTAGTACCACTGGTGTGAATGATATTGATTTAAATCATTCGGGAACAACTTGTTATAATTTGTGTAAACTTTACATTGAAAATTATATAATGAATAAATGTGAAAATTGGATGATATTACGTATTGGCACTATTATATCCGATAATAAGTATGATATTGATAAAATGCGTTTCGATAGAATACAACAGAGAATGCTCAAAAATGATTTTACAAACATAGAGTTTGAAGATAATTATCTATTTGTAGATGAATTTGTAAATACTACAATTAATAATATTTTAAACTTTAATATTGGTATAGTTCATTATAAACTAACAAAAATGACTTTACCAAAATTAATGCTTTTAGGAAAGTAAAATGATTACAGTAAAGGTCGGAGGAGCTGTACAAAAATATAAAAACATATTGATGTTTAATGTTAAAAATAGGTCTTTAATTGATGGTCTACAAATGATTTATTATGATATGCCTAATAGTTGTATTTGGAATGGCGGCAGAATTAATAGAAATATAGAATTAACTCAAAATATAATAGATACTTACAATCAACAAAAATTTGGATTAGATTTAGGTTTTACCAATCAAGTCATAATTGATGTTGGAGATGAAGTTGGAAATTATTTGTTGGAAATGGTTTATTCGAATAATCCAAATAAATTGCATGGTGTTATTTTAGTAAGTGAAACATTAAGAAGATATTTACGTAAAAATTTTCCAGAATTTAAATTAACTTATAGTATCACTGGTCATCCGACTACCGATCAATTAAATTTTGAGGGATATTATAAAGAACTTGAAGAAAAATATGATATAATTGTACCAAAATATAGTCATTTAGATAATATATTACCTCTAATGTATGAAAATAAGTTAGACGCATCCAAATATGAAATACTGGTTAATGACAACTGTAATGTCACTTGCCAATTTTACTCCGAACATTTTGCACAAATATCACATTTAAATTCTATTATAGAATTTCCTTGGGAAAAACAACACGAACTTAGTTATCAAGTCGAAATAAAACCTAAACTAAAATCTGGTCCAATTAAAAAAGAACCGAATTGTATTCAAGGTGATCTTCTGGTCAATAATTTACAAAGATTTTATGATGCTGGAGTAAGAAACTTTAAAATTAGTGGTAGAGATTTAGAAGATATTGATTTCGAACATCAATTACCAAAACATTTAAGAGAAATAAAATCTATACATGTATAACTATGCGATAGTGTTTTCGGTTGAAAATAAAAAAAAATTAAATTACGAAAAATTGTCTATAATACTTTCAACTAGCATCAGAGAACATTTACCTGATATTGATGTGTACTGTGGTTGTTTTACAAGTAATACTATTAGTGACGAAACAAAAAAACATTTAAAAAAATTAAATGTAAATATTCAAGAAATTGATATTTTTAACGAGAGAGATGGTGATGACTCTTTTTATTTAAGATTGTATACAAAATATTTTTTTTCCAAAACTTTATTAAATTCTTATGATTATCTAGTTTACGTTGATGTTGACACTTTATTTTTAAAACCGTTAAACTTTGATTTTGATCCTTTAGATAATATTGTACTAGTAGAAACAATACCCAATTGGGTTAAAAAACATGAGTCGAAGAATACTTATGTTCCAGAGGGAAATTTGTATTATAATTGGATACAGATATTAAACCATAAAAACAAATTTCTATATGATATAGATTTTTCCGATATAAGTTTTTTAGAAAGTAAAATGGCTGATAGTTTTATATCCAAAAGAATAGACAATTCTGGATTAAAATTAATTGAACAGAATATAGGAGCCAACCACTGTTTAAAGCCTATAACAGAAAAAACACAAATAATACACTACGATGATTTGGATTATGATGGTTGTTTTATTGATTTGGAAGATTTATATCCAGAAACTTACAAAAAATATAAATTATTAATAGAACAAATTTTAAATTTGAAAATAACCAATATTAAAGATTATTATAAAAATATAAGAGATTTATATTCATGAAAAAAGAAATTTTAGAATATTCTTTTGAAAAAGATGTTGCTCATATACCTTCAGCTTTATCAATGTCGGACTATATTGAGGAGTTGTTTAGTGAAAAATTAGTAACACCTGACGATAAAATAATAATAGGAAAACCTTTTGGAGCTCAAGCCTATTATATAATATGGAAAAAAATGGGATATTTGGATGATATACATAAATTAAGTCCTGTTTTAAAAATGAGTGAAGTTGATTTTGTAGATTTTTCTGAAGAAACTATGGGAGATTCATTGGGTATAGCAGCAGGCATAGCTCTAACTACAGAAAAATTAGTTTGGGTAAATCTATCTGATGCAACTTTACAAATGGGACCAACACTTGAAGCAATACAGTTTATAGGACAAAATTGTTTAAAGAATGTTTTAGTAACAGTTGATTATAATGGAACTCAAGTAACGGGGTATACAAAAGATATAATTAATACTGATCCTATCGTAGACATGTTTAGAGGATATAATTGGGAAGTATTTCATGATTTGAACAATTTTAGTATTGGTAAAAAGCCTAAAGTTTTTATTATGAAAACAATTAAAGGTAATGGAATACCAAGCATGGAAAAGGATATAAAAAAATGGCATTACAGGAAAATACAATCACAAGAAGAATTACAGTCGTTGGTGCAGGAACTTCAGGTTATTTAACTGTTTTATATTTTTGCAAAAAATATCCTGATATGCAGGTGACATGGATTTATCCAGAAGTCAACCAGCCCATAGGTGTTGGTGAAGCAACAGTACCACAAGTTCAAAGATTTTTAGCTGAGTTGGGAGTATCTGTTCAAGATATGATATTACATTGTAATGCAAATTTAAAAATTGGAGCAATGTTTGAAAATTGGTCACCAACACAAAAATCTTTTTTTCATCCATTTGGATCCACAGATGAAAATTGTTTGGATTTGGAGTGGTACTTAAAAAATAATCAAATTCCACCAAATATTTTAGAAGCTTATCCCGAAACATTAGAATATATGTTGGAGAATGATGATTTTCCAGATTTTGCAACAAATTTTGATGTAAGAGAATTGTGTAAGTACTTGGATAAAATTTTTGAAAATTTTAAAAATTTAAAAGTAATACGTAAAACTATAACAGATGTTGATGAAATTGAAGATGATCACATCATAGATGCCACAGGATTCTCCAAAACATTAATCAATAAAACTGATAAAGAAAATTTCAAAAGTATTAAACACATTATACCTAATAATAAAGCTTTTGTTTATCGAGCTGAATATTCCGATAAAGAGAATCAACAACAACCTTATACAACAATTACCGCGGTGACGCATGGTTGGATATGGACTATACCATTGAAAGATGTTATAACATTTGGTCACGTACATGATGATCGTTACGACACTAAACAAGAATACATAAATTTTGTGGAGTCTAGACTTGGTTACAAAATAGACGAATCTAAAATTGTTGAAGTTAAAATGATTACTGGTAGGAATATAAAACATTTTAGAAAACAAGGAAACAAGTCGATTTATTCAATTGGTTTAAGTTCTTATTTTATTGAACCTATAGAAGCTACAGGATTATATCTTGCAACTTATGGTATTAAATTATTAGATCGTCTGTTAAAAAATGAAATAACCGTGGATGAGTATAACAATGATTATAACAGAGAATTTGATGCTGTTACAGACTTTATTACTACATATTATAAATTTTCAAAAAACTCTAATGAATATTGGGATCATTTTAAAAAATTAAATATAGAAACTCATAGGAAAAATAATATTTTTCCGGCCAGAAGTTGGAATTTAATATTATCTGGAATGGGACAAGAAGAAAAAAAATACAAAATAAAAGCAGAACGTATAATAAAAATTAGAAAAAATAATGTAAAATATAGTGAATGGTTAAAAGAATTTCATGAGAAAAACTCTACATCAATATCTAAGTAAATTAAAACATCCCGACATTTATCTATTACATGGAGATATGTGGGGTTTCCCCACAAAAGGCAATGTAATTAATTGCGGTATACAAGAACCAAATATGGTTAATATTGCAGCTGGTCTTGCCAGTCAAGGTAAAAAAGTGATAGTATATGGTGTTGCTGGATTTGTAATTTATAGAGCTTACTCTCAAATCAAACTCAATATTAAAGATTGGGCAGAAAATTTTGGTTCGATTATATTTGTAAATGCTGGTTATAATGGGTGTTATTCATACTGCGGTAGAGGACATCTCGTATATGATGATCATTTATTGATGAATGCTTTAGACATTCCGTTATATACTCCCGACGATTGTAGTGGTTTTATACGTACAGTAAAAGAAGGACTACAACAGAACGGAGTTCGTTTTATTCGATTGGGTTGGGATGGTGCACCATGGAAATTGCGGTAACTGGACACACGGGATTTATTGGTAGAAATTTGGTCGAAGAATTTAAACGCCAAGGCTATAATCCAATTTTAATAGACAAAAATTTTACACCAGTTAAGTGTGATAGGATATATCATTTGGCTTGTCCTGCAACTACATATCACATTACAAATAATACTATTAGTGTTATGGATGCTATATTAGATTTAACTCGCAAAGCAATGAATATATGTAGTGATGCTTTATTTGTAAATGCTAGTTCTTTTGGCGCTGCTGATATTAATGAAAGTAAGCAAGGTGGATATAATGTTGCTAAAAGATGTATGGAAATATATTTGTCGCATTCTAAAATTAATTATATAAATTATAGAATACCTTCCGTTTATGGTCAAGACGCCAGTACCGATTCCTTTATTAAAAGGTGTGTTTTAGGTACTGCTTACAAACCCACAAACTCCTCACAGATTTGGCCGATATCTCATGTTGATGATGTCGTTGAAGCTTTAATTAATCTTTCAGAAATTAAAATTGAATATATTACTTTGGGTGAAATATACGAACAATTTACTTCGGGAAAAAGAAATTTGATAAAACATGAATAATATAGAAAATATTACAGTTATTGGTGCAGGCACTACAGGTTATTTAACCGTTTTTCATTTGTGTGAAACTTATCCTAATAAAAAAATTACTTGGATTTATCCGAAAGAAAATCAACCAATCGGTGTTGGAGAAGCTATTATACCAGATGTTAGTAAATTTTTACAAAATTTTGGAGTTAAACATCAGGATATATTAAAACATTGTAATGGAACACTAAAATTTGGAGTCTATCTGAAAGGATGGAATAAACCAGGAGAAGATTTTACTTTTCCTTTTGGTTTCGAATCTGCTAATCCTAGACACAACTCGTCCAGTCAAGATAGAATAATGAAAACTAATAAAATACCAAAAAGAATATTTGATTACCAAAACATTTCTACGCATTTTAGGGTTACCGAACTATTGGAATATCTAGACAACTATAAAAAGAAATATTCTAATTTAACTGTTATTAGAGAAAAGGTGACATTGAATGATATAAAAGACTGTTATGATTTAATAATAGATTGCACTGGATTTGAAAGAACTGTTAGTTATATTCCAAATAATTTTAAAAACATTTCGGATAAAATACCAAATAATCAAGTTTTTCTTTTTAGACATACTTACACAGATAGGGAAAAACAATGTGTTCCTTATACCGTTGCAGAAGCAATGAATTATGGTTGGTGTTTTAATATTCCTTTAAGGAATGAATTGGCTTGCGGTTATGTACATGACGGAAAATTTGATGTTAAAGAAGAATATATTAATTATTTGGAAAAAAAGTTTAATATAAAAGTTGAACCTTCGAGTATAAAATCGTTAAAGATGGTAACTGGTAGAAATAAAATACATTTAAAAAACAATATTGTAGCTATGGGTCTTGCCTCATCTTTTATTGAACCGTTGGAATCTACAGGTTTATATTTGGTAACTAGTGCTCTTAGAAAATTGTGTGATTATATAGATAAGAAAATTACTGAAACTGAATATAATTTTTTTATTAATGAAGAATTCGATACTATTACAGATTTTATAGTCGAACACTACAAATATTCTAAAAGAGACAATGAATATTGGAACTTTTATAAAAAAGTAAATACCAAAAAACGCACAGTTAATATATTTCCTAATTCTGGATGGGACACAATAAAAAGTGGTTTTCTCTCCGAAGTACCTAGGCCTACTGAACCCATGGATAGTAAAGAATTAATTGAAATACATAAAGGTAAACCTTTTCATGAGTGGATATTAAACGAAGAAAATTACATATGAATAATTTGATATTAGGTGGAGCTGGTTTTATAGGACAGCACTTAACACATAAACTTTTAAAAACTAGACAACAAAGAGTTACTATAATAGATAATTTATCTACCAGTAAAATAAATTTAGATAACTTTTCTGAATACAAAAATTTATTTAAATTTGTTGAAGGTGACATTTCCAAAATGGAAGATAAAGAACTACTCAAACATATGAGAGATCACAATAGAATTTTTCATTTTGCGGGCAGTGTTGGTGTCGAACATATTGATAAGGATCCATCAGGCACTCTTTTCAATAACAATTCTTTAACTAATAAATTAATACCATTATTTAAAGAATCCAAGAGGCATGTAATATTTTCCAGTACCAGTGAAATTTACGGAAATGGACCCTTCAACGAAGAAGATTGTAGTAACATAGGACCTAGCAATAAGTTAAGATGGGGATATGCAACAAGTAAATTGATGGCAGAATTTTTATTAAATGCTAGTGGTGTGCCGTATACTATTTTAAGATTTTTCAATATAGTTGGACCTGGACAACTATCAGATTACGGTATGGTTTTACCTAAATTTATAGAAGCTGCAAAACGAAATGAAGATTTAATTGTTTATGGAACTGGTGAACAGATAAGGTGTTTTTTTCATATTGATGATGCGACAGATGCTATAATAAAATGTACCAATTTTAAAAATGAACTTTTTAATGTTGGAAATGATGAACCGATTACCATAAACAAACTTGCCAAAAAAGTTATTAAAATAAGTGGATCTAGTAGTAAAATTGTTCACATTCCTTATGAAAAAGTTTTTAGTAAAAACCACGGTGATATACAAAAAAGAATTCCCGATATAACCAAACTCAGAGAAAAAACAAATTTCAGACCAAAGAAAAATTTGGATGATATCATAAAAGATATGTTATGAAAATAGTTTTTATATTTGCACATTTAGACGATGAGTCTTTTGGGCCAGCCGGAACAATATCAAAATTGTGTGAAGATAATGAAGTTACAATTGTATCTTTATGCAAAGGAAATCGTCCAGGTAACGAACATGTTGAATCCAAAAGATTGAATTCTTTTTATAAAGTTTGTGATTATTTTGGTGCGAAACCTATAGTTTTTAATAACTCCGATTGCACTTTAACTTTAGAAAAGTGTTTGAGTGATGTTGAATTGGTTATCAACGAAATACAGCCAGAGATAGTCTTTACGAATAATATATCGGACATACATAGAGATCATAGAATAGTTTCCGAATCTGTTATGGTTGCCTGTAGACCTAAACCAAATTCTTCGGTAAAACAACTCTATATGTGCGAGATACCAGCTTCAACCGAATGGTCTATGGGTCAAATAGAGCCTATTTTTATACCAAATTATTTTGTGAATGTTGAGTATTATATGCATAAAAAGAAATTCGTATTGTCACTATATGATACGGAAACGTATTCTTATCCTGATGCTAGATCAGAAAAAAGTATGATAGTTCTATCGGAACAAAGAGGTAAACAAGTTGGATATAATCACGCAGAATCATTTAAGATGATATATAACCTTCAATAGAAACCCTCTCTCTACCATAAAATTCATTAATACCGTAAGACTTTAAGACGGTTTGATATAATCCATTTAAATCGTTATTATATGGGAAACAAAACTTAACCGGAAAAATATTTAAGTTTTTATTGAACCATTCCAACATTAATTCGGTGTCCATTTTTATATGGTCTATTTTATCTTTCAGGCTGCTGAAAAAATTCAAATTTTTGTGAAAATGTGAATGTCCTCCTATAATAACGTTTTTTCTAGTAGATAAATAACTTATCTGGTCCACATTCATAAAATCTTCATAATTTCCTTCGAATGCTTTTTTATGGCAATTTTCGGAACTTATGAATTTTTTAGATTGTTTTCCTTTACAAATAATGTTTGTTGATACAAAAAATATTTTTTCTGTTTCTATTTTTTCAATTTTTGGGTAATAATAGAAGTGGTTGTAAAGTCCATCATCAAAAGTTAGAACAAAATCTTTTAATTTTGGAACTATTAAGTTTTTTTCTATTTTATGTATCATTAAAACTGGTTTGTCCATATCAAATAAATATAGTAGGAGAAAATTAATGCTTAATATAACTGAATCTGCTGTAAATGAAATCAAACAATATTTAGACGATGAAAACAAATACTTGAGGGTCTATGTTGAGGGTGGTGGATGTTCTGGTTTTAAATATGGTTTTGATTTTGAAGAATCTGTTTCCGAAGATGATTTTGAAATTCCTTTAGATGGTTTTTCAATTCTTGTAGACTCTTTCAGTATGCAATATTTGGAAACCGCAACTTTGAATTTCAAAGAAGATATTATGGGACACACTTTTACTATAGAAAACCCTAATGCACAGACGACCTGTGGCTGTGGAAGTAGCTTTTCGGTATAGTAAAGATGTCAGTTTGACTAAATACCACATTAACAAAGGGAGTTTAATGTGGCTGAATTTGTAGAACTTACCATAGACCAGGGTGCGACTTTTAACACCGTAATTACTGTAAATGATGGTACCGGCGCAGGCCAAAACCTGTATGGATATATTGCCAGGTCCCAGATGAGAAAATCTTACTACTCCTCAACAAAATACGATTTTAATGTTCAAGTGACCACTCCTAACATTGGAGAAATCACTATGATCATGTCAGCAGCAAATACTGCAAATTTAACTCCGGGACGATACGTTTATGATGTAGAAATAGATGATGGCGCAGGTGAAATCACAAGAATTTTTGAAGGTATAATTACTGTCCTTCCTAACGTTACGAGATAAAAAATGCCAATAAATGTAAACGTAAAACCACAAAAAACAACTATATCTTCGGTTACCGTGGCCAGAACTGCAAATTTAGCTCTATCACAATTGAATAATGTTGAAACTCAGGGTGTGGAAGAAGGATTCGTTTTGACTTATGAATCTGGATCCAATAAGTATGTTATGAAAGAAATTCCTGTAATTAACGGCGGAAGCTTCTAAGTGTCAACAGCAATTGTAACCAAGTATTCTACCGCGAATACTGTACCTACTGCAAACTCACTTCTTGGTGGTGAATTAGCTTATTCATTTCCTTCTGGTAATTTATTCATAGGAACTGAAGCCGGATCGTATGAAATTATTGGTGGTAGTTATTACACTAACATAATAGATCAGAGAAGTAGTAACACTTCATCCGGAACTTTAGTTTTACGGAATGTAGATGGTGATATTAGAACTAGTGTTTTTATATCAACACAAGATGATACTCCTGGATTTATTGGAAATTTAGATGGTATTGCGGATAGAGCAAACGCACTCCATAATTCAGTTCAAATAGTTCTTTCGGGTGATGTTCAATCGAATGTATTTACGACCTTTGGTAATACAGTTAATTTTCAAGTTGAATTAAGTACTATAGTTCCCGGTGTATCTGGTACATACGGTAATTCTACTAATATTCCTGTAATTACAGTTGACACCAAGGGTAGAGTAACAGCTGTTTCCAATTTAGCGATTTCTGTAGCATCACAAGAACAAGCAACTGCTGCCTTTGATAAAGCTAATGCAGCAAATGTATTAGCGCAAGCAGCTTTTAATGCAGCCAATAGTTTAAGTCCCAATTTTAATCAGTCTGCATTTGATCGTGCTAATGCGGCTTTTAATTTAGCAAATTCTAGTTCTTTAGCTGCTAATACTCCTAGTTCAATTGCAAATATAGCTTTAGATTTGGCTGGACTAAGTTATATACATGCTAATGCGGCTTTTGCTGTTGCGAATACTGGAGCTAACGCAGGACAAACTGCAAATGAAGCCTACAGTTTAGTCAGTTATGTTTCAACTTCCGTAAATGCTTCGTTTGATACAGCAAATTCAGCTTATGATGCTTCAGTAAATACAGCTAATATTGTTGTTGCTCTTGGTGAGTTAATACAGAGTTTTCAGGGAGTTGCAGTAAATGCTGAAAATATTTCAGTATCTACAAATACTTCTACTACATTAGCTTATAGACACGCCAACGCTTCATTTAATGCTGCTAATACTAAATTAAGTTTAACTGGCGGCACAATTAATGGTAACGTATCGATTGTTGGTAATTTAAGTATATCGGGTGATGTCAATTATATTGGCACAAATCAGTTACTTATTGGCGACAATATCATCACATTAAATGCTGATTTACCTAACAATTTAGCTCCCACTCAAAATGCTGGCATAGAAGTTGCAAGAGGTTCCTCATCAAATGTTCATATAACATGGAATGAAGTTGCAGATAGATGGACATTTACAAACGATGGTACAAACTATAGTAATTTTGCAACAGACTCAGCCGAGTCATATGCGAATGCCGCCTTTGCACAAGCTAATTCATCATTTGCATTAGGTACTCAAGCTGGTATTAGTGTTAGTGCAGCTTTTGATAGAACCAACTCTGCATTTACAAGAACAAATTCTTCGTTTAGTCAAGCAAATGCCTCCTATAATACGGCTAATGCAGCGTTTATACAGGCTAATACACCAAGTCATGTTGCAAACTCCGCGTCACTTTATGCCAATGCAGCGTTTGCTGCTGCGAATTCTTTAAGTCCAGAGTTCAACCAGAGTTCTTTTGATAAAGCTAATGCAGCTTTTAATTCTTCAAACTCTGTTGCTAACGTAGTAGGTTCTTATTCTAATTCAGCATACACTCATGCGAATGCGGCATTTGCTGCTGCAAATTCAATTACGTTTTCTGTAACTGACTTATATGCAAGAGCTCATTCTAATGCTGCTTATACAAATGCCAATAATACGTTAGCTGTAGCAGATTCTTCTTATACACAGGCAAACCTTGCTACTGTTATTGCTGTTGCTGCTTATGCTAAGGCGAATAGTATTATTGATTTGGCAACAGGTCAAGCAGCTTTCGATGCTTCGAATAGTGCTGGTAATTATGCTAATTCCAGTTTTATACATTCTAATGCAGCATTTGCTTATGCAAATACTTTAGCTGCTGACTCTGTAGACTTCTTTGCTAGACCTCATGTTAATGCGGCATTTACACATGCCAATGCATCGTTTATACATGTAAACTCCGCATTTAGTGCCGTAAATACTAAATTCTCATCTTCTGGTGGAACAATTACCGGTAATGTAATAATTAACGGTAATGTAACGATAGATGCAATTCAGGCATCACTTAGTGTATCGACTTTAAGTGTGCAAGACAATATTATTGATATTTCATCGGAGACAGTTGGTACACCTACAAATCCTGCTGGTATTAGAGTAATTCGTGGAGATGAGGTACCCGTACAGTTTAGATGGAACGAATCATTATTAAAATGGACATTTACTAATGATGGATTTACTTATAGTAATGTAGGTTCGTCAACTGCTGAAGAATATGCTAACTCAGCTTTCTTAAAGTCCAACTCATCTTATGAGAGTCAGAATACAACAGGCATTTATGCTAACTTAGCTTTCACTCATGCAAATTCTGCTTATGAAAGTCAGAATGTAACAGGCATTTATGCTAATTCCGCTTATTCTTTAGCTAATACTAAATTCTCATCTTCTGGTGGTACTGTAAGTGGTGATATCGTTGTTACTGGCAATTTAACAATAGTTGGTGAGACAGTTTATGCTAATACACAAACTGTATTAATCAAAGATAATATAATTACATTAAATGCAGCAACCAATTTATTATCTCCTGCTATCTTTAATGCTGGTATAGAGGTTAATAGAGGATCATTATCAAACGTAGCTTTAATTTGGAATGAAACTGTAGACAATTGGCAGTATACGGTAGATGGAACAACCTATACAAACCTTTCTTCTGCATCGGCCGAATCTTACGCTAATGCAGCATTTGCTGCACAAAACACAACTGCAATTTACGCCAACTCATCCTTTAGTGCAGCTAATACTGCTGACGATAAAGCTGTAACGTCTGGTAGTTATGCTAACTCTGCTTTTGTTGCTGCAAATTCTTCTGGTGCTTATGCTAATGCTGCGTTTAATTCTTCGAACATAGCTTTTTCAGTTGGTGCTACATCTGGCGCTTATGCTAATGCAGCATTTGCTTTAGCCAATACGTTATCTATAAGTGCAGTTGATACTTATGCAAGACCACATGTTAACGCAGCATTTACTCATGCTAATGCATCATTTAATTTAGCTAACACCGCAAATGATACTTCTTTAAGTGGTAGTAATTATGCTAACTCGGCATTTAGTGCTGCAAATACCTCGGATTCTAAAGCTGTAACATCAGGATCATATGCTAATGGAGCTTATACTCAAGCAAATACCGCAACTACTAATGCGGCCACTGCTGATGGTAAAGCTGTAACAGCAGGTGACTATGCTAATGGTGCGTACAGTGCTGCAAATACTTCCGATTCTAAAGCTGTAACAGCTGGCAGTTATGCTAACGGTGCTTATGATAAGGCTAATACAGCAGACACTAAAGCTGTAACATCAGGTGTTTATGCAAATTCAGCATTTACTGTTGCTAATACTGCTGATGTTAAGGCTGTAACATCTGGTTCTTATGCTAACTCAGCGTATGAACAAGCTAATACTTCAAATACCAATGCTGCAACTGCTGATTCAAAAGCAGTAACAGCCGGTAACTATGCTAATGCTGCCTTTGGATCTGCAAATACATCTGATAGCAAAGCTGTAACGGCAGGTAACTATGCCAATTCAGCATACGGACAAGCAAACACTGCTACAACTAATGCTGCTACAGCTGATGGTAAAGCAGTAACATCCGGATCTTATGCTAACTCTGCTTTTGATACAGCTAATACTGCTGACGGTAAAGCTGTAACATCTGGTAATTACGCTAACTCTGCTTATGGTCAGGCCAACACCGCAACTACAAATGCTTCTACTGCTGACAGTAAAGCAGTAACAGCTGGCGATTATGCTAATTCTGCTTACAGTCAAGCTAATACATCGGATAGTAAAGCGGTAAGTGCAGGATCTTATGCTAATGGAGCTTATACTCAAGCTAATACCGCAACTACTAATGCAGCTACAGCTGATGATAAAGCGATAAGTGCTGGATTATACGCCAATTCTGCGTTCACTGCTGCTAATACTGCTGACAGTAAAGCATCAAGTGCAGGATCTTATGCTAATGGAGCCTATACTCAAGCAAATACCGCAACTACAAATGCGGCTACTGCTGACAGTAAAGCGACAAGTGCTGGACTATACGCCAATTCAGCATTTGGTGCGGCTAATACCAAGTTCTCATCTTCAGGTGGTACCGTAAGTGGTGATGTAATCATTACTGGTAATGTAACAATTCAAGGAAATACCGCCGAATTTAGTGTACCACATTTCATTGTTCAAGATGGCATAATTGAAGTTAATGTTGAACAGATAGGAAATAATCCCGTAGAAAACGCTGGTTTAAGAGCCATGCGTGGAGATTTAAATCCAACATTAATTTTATGGAATGAAACGAATGATAGTTGGTCGTTTACAAATGATGGATTAAATTATAGTAATATTGCTTCACAATCAGCAGAAAGTTATGCTAATGCAGCATTCAGTTCTGCCAATACGGCCAACAGTAATGCTATAAGTGCAGGCAGTTACGCTAATTCAGCTTATGCTTTAGCTAATACTATATCTTCTGGCGCAATTGATAACTACGCTAGACCACATGTTAATGCAGCATTTACACATGCTAATTCATCTTTTGATGCTGCAAATACTGCCGACTCTAAAGCTGTAACAGCTGGTAGCTATGCCAATAGTGCATTTGGTGTTGCTAATACTAAGTTAAGCACATCAGGAGGCACAATCTCTGGTGATTTAAGTGTTACTGGTAATTTGACGGTATTAGGTAATGCTACTTCTATAGCTGTTTCAAGTATAAAAATAGATGATTCTTTAATTCAATTAGCTGCTAATAATGAATCGTCCGATACGATTGATATAGGTTTCTTTGGTCATTATAGCCCAGATGCTGGCGTGTCTAAAAAACATACTGGTTTATTCCGTGACGCTAATGATGGTCGTTATTATCTATTTTACAATTATGAAGATCCTAGTTTCGAAACTCTATCGCCGAATAATGTAATTGATGTTGCTAATTCTACTTTTAGAGTTGCTAATTTAACTGCAAACGTCATTACAGATGTAATATCAATTCGTGGATATGATCCAATTAATTATACAAATACTGTTTATACTCATGCAAATGCATCTTACTCTGCAGCAAATACTGCTATATCCGACGCTTTAGCCTTTGCCATTGCACTAGGATAAATATTGTTTATTGAGGAAAATAAATGGCAAATACGTTTAAAAATAGTTTTTCACAAAGTGTAGGTCAAACTTCAGACACAATTTATACTGCTACTGGTGTTCAAGCCACCGTTATAGGTATGAGTGTTGCGAATGTTACTCAGGCAGATGTAAAAGCAAATGTTTTTGTTACTTCTTCCGGAACAGATTATTTCTTAGTTAAAAGTGCATTGATAGAACCTGGTAGTGCATTAGTTCCTATTGGAGGAGATCAAAAATTGGTTTTAGAGTCTGGTGACTTAATTAAAGTTCAATCAGATACATCTTCTTCTTTAGATGTAATCTTAAGCGTATTAGAAATAAGCTAACATGACATATTCTTATATTGGCAATCAGTCTACTTCCAATCAACTTAATAAAGTTAAAACTGAAGCTAACTCAGCATTTAGTGCTGCAAATTCTTCAGGTTCTTATGCTAACTCAGCATTTAGTGCTGCCAATACAGCCGACAGTAAGGCTGTAACATCTGGATTATATGCTAATTCAGCCTACGCTTTAGCTAATACTGTATCCTCTGGTGCAATCGATAATTATGCTAGACCACATGCTAACGCTGCATTTGAGGTAGCTAACAGTAGTTCTTCTTATTCTAATTCTGCATTTTTAGCAGCCAATACATCAGACAGTAAAGCTGTTACGGCTGGTTCTTATGCTAACTCTGCTTATGGTCAAGCAAACACTGCCACAACTAATGCTGCTACGGCCGATACTAAAGCTGTAGATGCTGGTAATTACGCTAATTCAGCGTTTGGTATTGCCAACACAGCAAATGTCAATTCTATTTCTGCTGGCAGTTATGCTAACTCTGCTTATACTCAAGCAAATACCGCAACTACAAATGCTGCTACAGCTGATGGTAAAGCAGTAACAGCTGGCAGTTATGCTAACTCATCCTTCAGTGCAGCTAATACTGCTGACGGTAAAGCTGTAACATCTGGATCATACGCTAACTCAGCATTTGCAACAGCTAATACTGTTGATGATAAAGTATCAACATCTGGATCATACGCTAACTCAGCATTTGGTGCTGCCAATACAGCGGATACTAAAGCAGTAAACGCTGGATCATATGCTAATGCTGCCTTTGGTCAGGCTAATACAGCCACAACTAATGCGGCTACGGCCGATAGTAAGGCTGTTAGTGCTGGTAATTATGCTAACGCAGCATTTGATGTTGCTAACACTGCTGATGGTAAAGCTGTAACAGCTGGATCGTATGCTAATTCGGCATATGTTCAGGCTAATACAGCTACTACTAATGCGGCCACTGCTGACAGTAAAGCAGTAAGTGCTGGAGAATATGCTAACTCATCTTTTGGTGCAGCTAATACTGCTGATAGTAAAGCTGTAACAGCTGGTAATTACGCTAACTCAGCATTTGGTTCTGCAAACACCGCAGACGCTAAGGCTGTAACATCTGGATTATATGCTAATGCAGCCTATGCTTTAGCTAATACTATATCTTCTGGTGCAATTGATAACTATGCTAGACCTCATGCTAATGCTGCATTTGAGGTAGCTAATTCAGCTTCCAGTTATGCTAACAATGCATTTGCTTCTGCTAACACGGCCGATAGTAAAGCAGTAACATCTGGTAGCTATGCTAACTCAGCATTTAGTGCTGCCAATAACAAATATTCTTCCTCTGGTGGTACTATTACAGGAGATGTTGTTGTTACTGGTAATTTGACAGTAAGTGGAACTCAGACTATTATTAATACTGAGACATTAAATCTTGCTGACAATCTAATTGACCTCAATAGTAACTTTACATCGGGAGCACCTACTGAAAATGCCGGTATAAGAATTATACGCGGTGATGAGTTGCCCGTACAATTGAGATGGAATGAAACTGTAGATCAATGGCAATTTACTGTTGATGGATCTAATTATAATAACATAGCTTCACAATCAGTAGAAAGTTATGCTAACTCAGCCTTTGGTACTGCTAATACAGTAGACAGTAAAGCAGTAACAGCTGGCAGTTATGCTAATTCCGCTTTTGGTACTGCTAATACAGCTACTGCAAATGCTGCTACAGCTGATGGTAAAGCAGTAACAGCTGGCAGTTATGCTAATAGTGCTTTTGCTGCTGCGAATACTGTTTTAAGTGGTTCAGTTGACAACTATGCTAGACCTCATGCTAATGCAGCATTTGAGGTAGCTAATAGTTCCTCTGTTTATGCTAATTCGGCTTACGGTCAGGCTAATACCGCAACTACCAATGCGGCTACTGCTGACAGTAAAGCGATAAGTGCTGGCAGTTATGCTAATTCAGCATTTAGTTCTTCTAACACCGCCACAACAAATGCTGCTACTGCTGACAGTAAAGCAGTAAGTGCTGGAGAATATGCTAACTCTGCTTACGGTCAAGCTAACACCGCAATCACTAATGCTGCTACTGCCGATTCTAAAGCTGTATCAGCAAGTGACTATGCTAATGGTGCATTTAATACTGCGAATAGTGGTTCGAGTTATGCTAATTCAGCATTTTTAACATCCAATACTGCTGATAGTAAAGCTGTAACATCTGGTAATTATGCTAATGCAGCCTTTGCTTTAGCTAACACAGTATCAAGTGGATCGGTTGATAACTACGCTAGACCACATGCTAACGCAGCATTTGAGGTAGCTAATTCAGCTTCCAGTTATGCTAACGGTGCATTTGCTTCTGCTAACACGGCCGATAGTAAAGCAGTAAGTGCTGGTAATTACGCTAACTCGGCTTATACTCAAGCAAATACTGCTACGACTAATGCTGCAACTGCTGATGGTAAAGCAACAAGTGCTGGTTCATATGCTAATTCAGCTTATACTCAAGCAAACACTGCTACGACTAATGCTGCAACTGCTGATGATAAAGCAACAAGTGCTGGTTCATATGCTAACTCCGCATTTAGTTCTTCTAATACTAAATTCTCATCTTCTGGTGGTACTATTACAGGAGATATTGTCGTTACTGGTAATTTAACGGTAAGTGGAACTAGAACGATAGTAGATACAGAAATTGTAACTATAGCTGATAATTTAATTGATCTTAACAGTAATTTTGTTACCGGTACTCCTACTGAAAATGGTGGCATAAGGGTTATCCGAGGTGATGAAGTACCTGTACAATTAAGATGGAATGAAAGTGCAAAATATTGGCAGTTCAGTAATGATGGTGTATCATATTCAAATGTAGCTTCTCAAATATCTGAACAATATGCCAACTCGGCATTTGCAACTGCTAACTCCGCTGATAGTAAAATAACTACAGTAGGTAACTATGCTAACTCGGCATTTGGTGCTGCTAATACATCAGACAGTAAAGCTGTAACAGCTGGATCGTATGCTAACTCTGCTTATGGTCAAGCAAATACAGCAACTACGAATGCTGCTACGGCCGATACTAAAGCTGTAACAGCTGGCAGTTATGCTAATGCAGCCTTTGCTTTAGCTAATACAGTATCAAGTGGTTCGGTTGATAATTATGCTAGACCACATGCTAATGCTGCATTCAATACTGCTAATAGTGGATCAAGTTATGCTAACTCTGCATTTGGTGCAGCTAATACTGCTGACTCTAAAGCAGTAACATCTGGTAATTACGCTAACTCAGCTTATGGTCAGGCTAATACAGCAACTACGAATGCTGCTACTGCTGACGGTAAAGCAGTAACAGCTGGATTGTATGCTAATGGTGCGTACAGTGCAGCTAATACTGCTGACGATAAAGCAATAACATCAGGATCATATGCCAATTCAGCATATGGACAAGCAAATACAGCAACTACCAATGCGGCCACTGCTGACAGTAAAGCAGTAACGGCAGGAGACTATGCTAACTCATCCTTCAGTGCAGCTAATACTGCTGACGGTAAAGCTGTAACAGCTGGTAATTACGCTAACTCAGCCTATGGTCAAGCAAACACCGCAAACACCAATGCTGCAACTGCTGATGGTAAAGCAGTAACAGCTGGCAGTTATGCTAATAGTGCTTTTGCAGCTGCCAATAATGCGGTAGATACTTGGGTTAGAGATGCTGCCAATAGTGCATCTAGTTATGCTAATTCAGCATTTGGCGCAGCGAATACATCTGACAGTAAAGCTGTAACAGCTGGCAGTTATGCTAACTCATCATTTACAAAAGCAAATTCTGCTTATGACTTAGCTTCAGCTGTAGCGGCAAATGGTAATTTTATATTGAGTGTTAAAAATGACACTTTTGTTGGAACGGGTTCTTGTACAACTTTTCAATTATCAACAACTCCTGCAAATGAAGATTATACTTTAATTACTATAGAAGGTGTCACTCAATTAAAATCTTCTTATAGTTTATCTGCTGCAAATGTTATATTTTCTGAAGCGCCAAAGTTAAGTGATAATATTGATGTATTAGTATTTTCTTCTGATGTTAATCCTTCATTTGGTGCAGCCAACTCAGCAGGACTTTATGCTAATGCTGCCTTTGCTTTAGCTAATGCAGTTTCGAGTGGTTCTGTTGATGCTTATGCCAGACCTCATGCTAATGCTGCCTTTGATGTAGCTAACAGTGCTTCTGGTTATGCCAATTCAGCATTTGGTGCAGCTAATACTGCAACTACTAATGCGGCCACTGCTGACAGCAAAGCTGTAACAGCGGGTAGTTATGCCAACTCAGCATTTAATACTGCGAATAATAACGTATCAAATACTGGCGGCACAATCTCTGGCGATTTAAGTATTACTGGCAATTTAACAGTATTTGGCAATGCAACCTCAATTGCAGTCTCTAGTATAAAAATAGATGATTCTTTAATTCAGTTAGCTGCTAATAATGAATCTGATGCAATTGATATCGGGTTTTTTGGACATTATAGTACTGATGCTGGAGTAACTCAGAAACATACTGGTTTATTCCGTGATGCTACCGATGGTCGTTATTATTTGTTTTACAATTACGAAGATGCCAGTTTCGATACACTAACACCGAATAATGTAATTGATGTTGCTAATTCTACTTTTAGAGTTGCCAATTTAACTGCGAATATTGTTACGGATGTAATATCAATTCGTGGATATGATCCAATTAATTATACTAATTCTGCTTTTAATGCAGCAAATACAGCAGATAGTAAAGCAGTATCAGCTGGTAGTTATTCTAACGCAGCATTTGAGGCAGCTAATAGTTCTTCTGGTTATGCTAATTCAGCTTATGGCCAAGCAAACACTGCCACAACTAATGCTGCGACTGCTGATGGTAAAGCTGTAACAGCTGGCATTTATGCTAATGCTGCGTTTGCTTTAGCTAATACAATCTCAAGTGGTTCAGTTGACAACTATGCTAGACCACATGCTAATGCTGCATTTGAGGTAGCTAATTCAGCTTCCAGTTATGCTAACGGTGCATTTGGTGTGGCTAATACAGCAGATAGTAAAGCCGTAAGTGCGGGACTTTATGCTAATGCAGCATTTGGTACTGCTAATTCAGCTTCAAGTTATGCTAACTCAGCATTTGGTACTGCTAATACGGCAGATGCTAACGCTGGAACTGCTGATAGTAAAGCTGTAACAGCTGGTAACTATGCTAACTCTGCATTTAGTGTTGCTAATACGTCAGACAGTAAAGCTGTAACAGCTGGCAGTTATGCTAATGCAGCCTTTGCTTTAGCTAATACAGTTTCAAGTGGTTCAGTTGACAACTATGCTAGACCACATGCTAATGCAGCATTTGAGGTAGCTAACAGTGCTTCTGGTTATGCTAACTCAGCTTATGGTCAAGCTAATACATCAGACAGTAAAGCAACGAGTGCTGGCAGTTATGCTAACTCAGCTTATGGTCAGGCTAATACAGCTACTACCAATGCTGCGACTGCTGATCAGAAAGCAGTTACTTCGGGTTCTTATGCTAATTCTGCATTTGATACTGCTAATACAGCCACAACTAATGCTTCTAATGCCAACAGTAATGCTTTAATTGCTGGATCGTATGCTAACTCAGCATTTGCTGCTGCTAACAATGCTACAGACACATGGGTAAGAAATGCTGCTAATGCAGCTTCCAGTTATGCCAATTCAGCATTTGGTACTGCAAATACATCGGATTCTAAGTCTCAATCCGCAAGTTTGTATGCTAATGCTGCTTTTGCTTTAGCTAATACACTATCTTCAGGTAATGTAGATCAGTATGCTAGAGACCTATCTAATGCAGCATCATTACATTCAAATACCGCATTTAATTTTGCAAATACTTTAATAGGAACTGGAACATCAATAGTTGGTTATGTAGATGAGTTTTTGGGCGATGGAGCTTGTACAGAATTTACACTAATAAACACTCCTAATAGTGAGAATTTAACTTTAATAAGCATTTCCGGATTAGTTCAGTCTAAAAACAATTATTCGTTAACGGGTAATGTAATAACATTTAGTACAGCACCTCCATTAAATTCCAAAATTGAAATTAATACTTTCTCTGGCGGCGGCGCAGGATTAAGTTTTGATGCTGCTAATTCAGCTGGTTTATATGCTAATGCAGCTTTTGCTTTAGCTAACACAGTTTCAAGTGGCTCAGTTGATAATTATGCTAGACCTAATTCTAATGCTGCATTTGAAGCAGCTAATAGTGGATCAAGTTATGCTAACTCAGCTTATGGTCAAGCTAATACAGCTACTACAAATGCTGCAACTGCTGATGGTAAAGCTGTAACAGCTGGCAGTTATGCTAATAGTGCTTATGGTCAAGCTAATACAGCTACTACAAATGCTGCTACTGCTGACAGTAAAGCAGTAACAGCTGGCGATTATGCTAATTCGGCATTTGGTGTAGCAAATACAAAATATTCTTCTTCTGGTGGCACTGTTTCTGGCGATGTAATCATTACTGGTAACTTAACCGTAAGTGGAACTAGAACGATAGTAGATACAGAAATTGTAACTATAGCTGATAATTTAATTGATCTTAACAGTAATTTTACAACAGGAACACCCACTGAAAATGGTGGCATAAGAGTAATTCGTGGAGATGAAGTACCTGTACAATTAAGATGGAATGAAAGTGCAAAATATTGGCAGTTCAGTAATGATGGTGCCTCTTTTATTAATATTTCTTCACAGTCAGCAGAAAGTTATTCTAATGCTGCATTTAGTGTTGCCAACTCATCATCCAGTTATGCTAACTCAGCATTTGCTGCTGCTAACAATGCTACAGACACATGGGTAAGAAATGCTGCTAATGCAGCTTCCAGTTATGCCAATTCAGCATTTGGTACTGCAAATAGCGCAACTACTAATGCTGCAACTGCTGATGGTAAAGCTGTAACAGCTGGCAGTTATGCTAACTCAGCATTTGGTGCTGCCAATACGTCAGATTCAAAAGCTTTAAGTGCAGGACTTTATGCTAATGCTGCCTTTGATTTAGCTAACACAATTTCTAGTGGTTCAGTTGATAACTACGCTAGACCTCATGCTAATGCTGCATATAATACTGCTAACAGTGCTTCCAGTTATGCTAATTCTGCATTTGATACTGCTAATACAGTAGATAGTAAAGTAGTAACATCTGGCAGTTATGCTAATGGAGCTTATACTCAAGCAAATACCGCAACTACAAATGCTGCAACTGCTGATGGTAAAGCTGTAACAGCAGGATCTTATGCTAACTCAGCTTATACTCAAGCTAATACCGCAACTACTAATGCTGCAACTGCTGATGGTAAAGCAGTAACAGCTGGCAGTTATGCTAATGCTGCATTTGCTTTAGCTAATACAATCTCAAGTGGATCAATTGATAGCTATGCCAGACCTCATGCTAATGCTGCTTTTGAGGTAGCTAATAGTGCTTCTGGTTATGCTAATGCTGCATTTGCTTTAGCTAACACAATTTCAAGTGGCTCAGTTGACAATTATGCTAGACCTCATGCTAATGCAGCTTTTGAGGTAGCTAATAGTGCTTCCAGTTATGCTAATGCAGCATTTGATACTGCTAATACGGCAGATAGTAAATCAGTAACATCTGGTAACTATGCTAATGGAGCTTATACTCAAGCAAATACAGCCACAACTAATGCTGCAACTGCCGATTCTAAAGCAGTAACATCTGGATCGTATGCTAATAGTGCTTTTGGTACTGCTAATACAGCCACAACTAATGCTGCAACTGCTGATGGTAAAGCAGTATCAGCTGGCAGTTATGCTAACTCAGCATTTGGTACTGCTAATACAGCCACAACTAATGCTGCAACTGCTGATGGTAAAGCAGTATCAGCTGGCAGTTATGCTAACTCAGCATTTGGTACTGCTAATACATCGGACAGTAAAGCAGTAACATCTGGATCGTATGCTAATAGTGCTTTTGGTACTGCTAATACAGCCACAACTAATGCTGCAACTGCCGATTCTAAAGCTGTAACAGCTGGCAGTTATGCTAACTCAGCATTTGGTACTGCTAACAATAAATTAAATTCTTCTGGTGGTACAATTTCTGGTGATTTAACTGTTAATGGAAATATTAGTGTAACAGGTTGTACAACGACATTAACAGTCAATACATTAAGAACTTCAGATCATATTATCGATTTAGGATTTGGCACTGTAGGAGTTCCTACACAAAATGCAGGTATAAGAATACTTCGTGGTGATGAAAATCCTGTGCAATTGAGATGGGTTGAAGATGACAATTCATGGGAATTTACCAACGATGGTGCAAATTATTTAAAAATAGGTGCTCAATCTGGTGAAATTTATGCTAATTTAGCATTTACTGCTGCTAATACACCAAGTCATGTAGCTAATTCTGCATCAAGTTATGCTAATGCATCTTTCATACATGCTAATGCAGCTTTTGCTGTTGCTAACTCCGGTGGAGGTGCTGGTACAGACTCTTACGCAAGAGACACCGCAAACTCAGCTAGTGTGTATGCTAATGCAGCCTTTGCTGCAGCAAATACAGGAGGTGGTGGAGGCGGAGGTACAGGTCAATATGCATCTACGATGAAAGTGGACTCATTCACTGGAACTGGTGCCTGTACACAATTTACACTGACACAAGAACCAAGTGGTGAAGATTATACAATTGTT